CCCAGGCCTGGCTCGCAAACGTCCTCGCCCGCATCGCCGATACACCTCAAAACCGCATCGACGACCTGCTGCCATGGAACTGGAAACCACAGCACCCTCATGCGCAAGCCGCTTGAGCCGCAGCTTTGGCCGGATGGTTACAAACCAAGAAGACCTCTCTTCGCTCCTCCATTCGAACCATCGTCAAGTCGGTCGAGGATGCCGCACTCGACCTTGTCGCTAAGCTGGAGGAGGCTGATCGACAGGCCGAAATCGCTCGGCAGGAGTGGCTGGCAGCGGAAGAGAGACGACGGCGAGAGGAAGACCGGCGACGTGTCGAGAAGTCGATCCAGGACAGCCGAGAGCACCTCGACCAGGTCATTCAGCAGTGGTCAAATGTGATGAGCATCGAGCGTTTCCTCGCCGGCGTCGAGCAACGCGTAGACGATCTACCCGAGACCGACCGTGCGCCGGTGCTGGAACGGCTGAAGCTTGCTCGTGAGTTTCTGGGGATCCAGGACCCGCTGGACTTCTTTCTGTCGTGGAAGACGCCGAGCGAGCGCTATCAAACGGCCTATCCAGAAACAGATGAATCGTCGGAATAGGCCACAGGCTCCACGGCGACCAGCCAATCGGGCGGAATGGCCCTTCGAAAGAACAATCCGCAATCCACTCGAAGGGTATTCGATTGAAAGCCGGGATGAGCGAGGGCGTAGCTCCACGCCTTGAGAAACTCGCTGATGATGTTGGGCACATCCCCCTGACGTCGCACGTCATCAATTCCGAAGAATGGATGCGCGACCTCAAGCGCAACGTCGCCCGGCACCGCGAATTTCAGCAGTGTTGGTGCGCCATCCTTTTGCAGCAATTCTTTGCCTTCGTCTCCCAGGAGATAATGGGCGACATGCTGGTCAAACTCGGATCCGTGAGAAAGATAGTGGTTGAAGCCGTTGACCAAGCCTGAACGCGACAGCGTCAGGTGAACTTGCCCCTCGCGTCCTCCGGCTCGTTGAACACGTCCATGCTTCTCAAGAGCTTCGTCCAGACGGCTCGATACGCTCTGCCATTGCGGATGCTCCGAAAGGGCTCTGGTGAGCCGGGTCCGCCTTGCGCTGGCGTCCAATGGCAACAGGCCACGCTCGCGAGTTGACTCGATCTCCTCCGACGTCAGCCGTGTGCCGTGGTACCCGACAATAGTTTCAGATCGCACACAATCGAGCGTTGTATCGATGATGGCATCGCGGTCGGAGATTTCGAAGATGGTATCGAGCGCGTCTTCGATAAATTCCGGCCAGCGGGAAACAAGTATGTTCTCGATGTCGGGCGGCAGGAAAGCCTTCAGTACAGACCGCAGCGGAGGAGCCCAATCATCAATCTCGTCGAAATCGATCTCCGCCATCGCTCGCCAATCCGCAATTAGCCCGCTTCACCCGAGACTACGCCTCATCTTTCCAAGTCAGTCTGATCTTGAGGCGATTTAAGTGCGTCCAGGGAAGGAGGCCTTGGTGTTGAAGCATTCCCACAACGATCCCTGGCGAAACTCCCTGCTCCTCCGCGAAGGCTCGAACTGCGAGCTCGCTGCGTGGTGATCTCTGAACGAACCGTTCCCAGGCAGACCGGGGAATCAAAGTGTTCGCAGCCCAATCGTTCGCTTCGGCTTCGAGGTCAGCGTCACCCCCGTTCACTTCATCCACAAAGACGCTCTTCTTGCTATGCAGCAGAATATGCGCTGCTTCGTGGAAGAAGCTGAACCACAGATGATCGTCTGACTTGTGACGAGCGCTCAGTTGGATCACGGCCTTTCTTGGAGATTGCCACCATGCCGCACCGCTCAGGGCCGTCTTCGGCAATGGTTTGACCAACGCCAGTGCGACACCTGACTGATTGCAAAGCTGTCGAGAGCGGGGAAGCGCCTGTTCGATCGGCGCACGAGTTAATTCTCGAATTTCCTTTAGAGCCTTTTTGAACTGATTCTCGCTGTAGTCGGCACACTCCTGCCCCTCCGCCTCGATCTCCCCAAGGCGGAGCCAGGTTGCCAATGCCGTCTCGTCGCTCTTGAAGCTCGGCGAATGACGATAGGCCACGTTCGCCAATCCATATTTGAGATTCCAAGCGTCGACCGATCCAACCCGGAAAAACGCTAGGAGCTCTGAGACCGCATCTGCATCGGTTTTGGGCCGACGAATAGCGCCGCGTTTCGCTAGCTCCTTGACCGGAAACCCCTTCGCCCATGCACTGGAGCCTTCGGCGTCTGCCGCTTCACTCTTCCGCGCCCGGTGGAGTTGGTAATCGGCCTCGATACCAAGCCAGATGCTCGCATCCACGCCGAGCACCTTCTCAAACTGGAGAGCTGTTTCCGGCTCAAGGGATGCCTTCCCCGCGATGATCTCACTGATCAGTTTGGGAGAGCGGCCACACCGCCGAGCGAACTCAGCGTGCGAGATGCCTTGCACCTCCAGGCGTTCCTCTAGGACCCACCCCGGCGGTACAGCATAGTCCGGCCGAAACTGATTGGTCGCTGTCGCCATGTCTCTCTCCTCCTTCAGTGATAGTCGATCACGTCGGTGATCGTGATCGCGGTCACCTGTTCCACATCGATCCCTCCATCCTCCTTGCGGGGGACCGGATCATGATTGGCTTCGAAAACAAGCCTGTGCGGGTGCACGAGATCGACGGCAAACTGCTCGCCCCGATCTCCTCGCAGCTGATGCCGCCGGTCGGGCGGCGTCGTAGGCACCAGGGCCAAGGCGCGAGCCGCCTTAAGGACGGCAAGGCGATTCATGATCGTCCTGGCCATCCGAGCGCCATACGCCTTCTGGAGCTCGCTGGCTGAGTTGAAGATCTTCTCGAGCTTTCGGGTCCGGAAGGCGATATCCAACGGATCGTCTCGTTTTCGTTACGTATTAGGTAATGGTTTATCCCGACCAATCAAGGGGCGCAAGCTCAATCTGAGCGGACTCCGCCGCGAACCTTCAGGGAAACAACCTGAAGGTCGGCAGCAAAACCCAAGCCCCTGGCGACCTCTGGGCGATGCCCCCGAATCCATGGAAGCAAGAGGGAACGCAGTCGAGCGAAAAGCGGCGCGTTACCAAAGGCTTGTGCGGGATTGCCCTGCCCCAAAATCTCTACTCAGGTTTTCGCTCTGACCACACAGAACTACGATGAACTTCGACCTGCTACGTTCAGATTATGAGCCGTATGGAATAGACTGCGCACAAACTCGCAGAAATTCTTTTTTCTTCGCATTTTCAATGACTTAGTTGACTTCGACCGAAGCGCCGAGCACTTTGGATTTCGCAGGCTCGCGCAGCGGTTTTCGCCCTCTTGCTTCCACAATGCTTCCACGGGCGGCCGGGCACGATGTCTGGAAGCAGATCGATCATTTGAGAACCGACCGCCCATGCCAAAACTTACCAAGCGCATCGTCGACGCCGCCGAGATCAGAGCGAGCGAGTATTTCATCTGGGATGACGACATACCGGGCCTCGGGCTCCGGGTGCTCCCCAGCGGACGCAAGGGCTACGTCGTCCAGTACCGCGCCGGGCGACGGTCCCGGCGGATGAGCCTTGGGCCAAGCACCGTCGTGACCTGCGAGCAGGCACGGACTCGCGCCATCGGAATCATCGCCGCCGCGCGCAACGGAGAGGATCCTGCCGCCGAGCGCGATGCCGGACGGAAGGCCATCACGGTGAAGGAACTGGCTGAGCGCTTCGACAGGGAGCACGTCTCTCTTAGGGTCAAGCCCAGCACAGCGAAGGAGTATCGCCGCAACCTCGAGCGTTTCATCCTCCCTGCCCTCGGGCGACTGACGGTCACCGGTATCACCCGCGCCGACGTCGCAAAGTTCCATCACGACCTGCGGCACATTCCGTACCAGGCCAATCGCTGCCTCGAGGTCATCTCCAAGATGTTCAGCCTTGCGGAGATGTGGGGGCTGCGACCGGACGGCACCAACCCGCGCAAACACATCAGGAAGTACCCGGAGGAAAAGCGTGAGCGCTTTCTCAGCGCCGCCGAACTCCGCCGCGTTGGCGAGGTTCTGCGAGAGATGGAGGTCGAGGGCGTCGAGCTGCCCTCGGCGATCCTGGCCGTGACACTGCTAATCCTGACTGGGTGCCGTCTGAACGAGATCATGACGCTCAAATGGGAGTACGTCGAATTCAAGGACAAGGTGCTCCGCCTTCCCGACTCCAAGACCGGCGCCAAGGTCGTTCATCTCGGCCAGCCGGCGATCGAGCTTCTGAAGGCCGCGGAGCGGATCGAAGATAACCCCTGGGTCATCACCGGCACATTGGAAGGAAAGCGCCTGAGCGATCTGCAGCCATTCTGGCAGAGAGTTCGGGCTCGGGCCGGACTGAAGGACGCTCGGATCCACGATCTCCGTCACACCTTCGCCTCGACCGCAGTGGCCGCCGGTCAGGGACTACCGATGATCGGAAAGCTCCTCGGCCACACTCAGGTCCAGACGACCGCGCGCTATGCCCACCTAGCCGCCGATCCCGTGAAGAGCGCCGCCGATTCAGTGGCCAATTCTCTCCAGCAGGCTCTCGGATAAAGACACGCCCGAGCCCGCTGAATTTCGATTGAACACGACGCAACGCTCGGCTACCTTGCCTCAAGAGCCCAGAAACTGGTCACGCCAAGTTTCGGGACGGATCATGTCACTGGGAGTGCATGGTGGAGGCAGAAAAGGCAGGCCTTCGGTGGGGGGTCGAGCAACGGCTCGAGTTCATCGAGTTTCGCCTGTTTTGGGAGGGGCATGTGAATCGCGGCGATCTGATGGATGCGTTCGGCGTATCGGTGAACCAAGCGTCCACCGACCTGAACCGCTACATCGGGATGGCGCCCGACAACATGACCTACGACAAGAGCGCCCGCACCTATATCCGCGGCAGCGCGTTCGACCCACTATTCCTGAAACCGGACGCCAGCCGCTACCTCTCGCAACTCCGCTCCGTCGCTGACGGTATTCTCGACCCCTCCGACGCCTGGATTGGCCAATTTCCATCCTACGATGCGGCGCCCACCCCGGTGCGTGGCGTCTATGCCAAGACCTTGCGCTCGGTGATCGCGGCGATCCGGAGGTCGGAGGCTATCGAGGTCAAATACCAGTCGCTCTCGCGCCCCGAGCCTCGATGGCGCTGGATCGCGCCGCACGCCATCGGCTTCGACGGCTTCCGTTGGCACACTCGGGCCTTCTGCCTCACCGACCACAGCTTCAAGGACTTCCTGCTCTCCCGGATCATCGAGACCCGCAGCACCAAGCCGAGCGAGGTCAGTCCCGAAGCCGACGGCGACTGGAACGAGCAAGTGACCCTGGAGATCGGCCCTCACCCCGAACTGTCGGATACGCAGCAGAAGGTCATCGCCCTCGACTACGGAATGAAAGGCGGGAAAGCCAAGATTCCCGTCCGCAAGGCCCTGCTCTACTACGCGCTAAAGCGGCTGGGGCTGGATACCGATCCGAACGATCGGCAACCGCAAGACCAGCAAATCATTCTTCTTAACCGCGCTCAGGTCAGCGCCACGAGCGGAATCGAGAGCAGGATCGACTGACATGGCACGCCTCGAAGAGCTTCTCCCCAATACATCGGTTCGTGGGATTCTGCCGGACGGACTCGTGAACGTGGTCAATGTGCAGTGGTACGGCTCCGAGGCTTTGGAGCTCACCTACAAGGACCCGCGGGGGAAAGTCGCCAACGAGCTGCTGTACCGACATGATGAAGCGCGCCTGGAGGTCGTCGAAGAAGGGCGGCCGTGGAGCCTCGATGGCGATGGACGCCTGTTCAGGCTCGTATCCGAGGCGCATCGTATAAGGCTTGCCCACCTCTTTGACCCTGTCCTCGCTGTCCACACGTCGCTTGTCGAGCCCTTGCCTCACCAGATCACCGCGGTGTACGAGGAGATGCTGCCTCGACAACCTCTACGCTTCTTGCTGGCCGATGACCCAGGGGCCGGCAAGACAATCATGGCGGGCCTCCTAATCAAGGAGCTTATCGCCAGGGGCGACCTTCATCGTTGTCTGGTCGTCTGCCCGGGAAGCTTAGCCGAACAGTGGCAAGACGAACTTTATCGCCGGTTCCAACTGCCGTTCGAGATCATGACGAACGACAAGCTGGAAGCGGCGAGGACTGGAAACTGGTTCCTTGAGAATAATCTCGTAATCGCGCGACTGGATAAGCTCAGCCGGAACGAGGACGTCCAAACAAAGCTTGAAGTCCCGGACGCTAGATGGGACCTCGTGGTGTGCGACGAGGCCCACAAGATGTCCGCCAGCTTCTTCGGCGGCGAGATCAAGTACACGAAACGCTATCAGCTAGGGCAGAAGCTGTCGTCGCTTACCCGTCACTTCCTCCTGATGACGGCCACTCCTCACAATGGAAAGGAGGAGGATTTCCAGCTTTTCATGGCCTTGATCGACGGGGACCGTTTCGAGGGGCGGTTCCGCGATGGTGTCCATGCGAGCGATGTCTCCGACCTCATGCGGCGGATGATCAAAGAAAACCTCCTCAAGTTCGACTCAACTCCGTTGTTTCCTCCCAGGGTAGCGAAGACCGTTCCGTATCAGCTATCGGACAAGGAGGCCGAACTCTATAAGGCGGTCACGGCCTACGTCCGCGAAGAATTCAACCGCGCGGAAGCACTACAGAACGACAGGCGTGCCGGAACCGTCGGCTTCGCGTTGACAATCCTCCAACGTCGTCTCGCGTCGTCACCAGAAGCAATCTATCAGTCGCTGCGCCGCCGCCGCGAACGGCTCGAAGGCCGCCTTCGCGAACTTGAGCTCCTTCAGCGCGGTGCGGCGGTTCAGGCCCTCTCGACCACGGGACCCTCATTCGATGCCGAGGACCTGGACGACCTCGAAGACGCGCCGGACCAAGAACTCGAGGATACCGAGGATGAGATCCTCGACCAGGCCACGGCCGCTCGCACGATAGACGAGCTGAAGGCCGAGATCGCAACCCTCGTAAATCTCGAAAGACTTGCCCTTAGTGTCCGCCGGGGCGGCGAGGACAAGAAATGGCGCGAACTGGCCGAACTTCTAACCGAGATATTCACACCCGCCGCCATCGCCAATCAGCTGGCCGAAGATCCCGCCACTTACGATGCTGGAGTGCCAGCCCCCAAGGCGTCTCCAAATCAGAAGCTCGTAATTTTCACCGAGCACCGAGATACGCTGACATATTTGGTGAACCGCGTCAGCACGCTTCTCGGCCAAAGGGAGGCAGTCGTCACTATACATGGCGGCGTGGGCCGTGAAGACCGCATGAAGGCCCAGGAGGCCTTCCGCCACGATCCGGAAGTGAAGGTTCTGATCGCCACGGACGCAGCGGGGGAAGGCATCAATCTCCAGCGCGCCCATCTGATGGTCAACTATGACCTGCCATGGAACCCCAACCGGCTGGAACAGCGGTTCGGCCGCATCCACCGGATTGGACAAACCGAGGTCTGCTTCCTCTGGAACCTCGTCGCAGATGAAACGCGTGAAGGCGACGTCTACCGCACTTTGCTGGAAAAGCTCGAGCGGGCGAGAGAGGCCTTGGGCGGGCAAGTTTTCGACGTCTTGGGCAAGGTTGTCTTTGACGGCAAGCCCCTCCGGGAACTGCTCATTGAGGCTGTTCGCTTCGGAGAACGGCCAGACATCAAGGCGCACCTCACCAAGGCCGTCGAGGGTGCTCTTGATCATGAAGAGCTCAGGTCGCTCCTGGAGGACCGTGTTCTCGCCCCGGAGACCATGGACGCCAGCCGTGTACACAGGGTGCGTGAGGAAATGGAACGGGCTGACGCTCGGCGCCTCCAGCCACACTACATCGAGTCCTTTTTTTTAGAGGCGTTCAAGGAACTCGGTGGAACCGCGCGTCAGCGGGAGCATCGACGGTATGAAGCGACGCGCGTTCCCGCGCCGATCCGTAACCGGGACCGCCTGATCGGCTTGGGAGAACCAGTGCTCTCCCGATACGAGCGCATCGTCTTCGAGAAGAGCTTGATCGCCCCGCAAGGACAGCCCCTCGCTGCCTTTGTCTGCCCGGGCCATCCGCTCCTCGACGCAACACTTGACCTTACGCTTGAGCGACATCGCGACCTCATGCGGCGAGGAGCCATCCTCGTCGACGAGCGGGATATCGGGGATAGCCCGAGGATGCTGTTCTACTTGGAACACGCGATCCAGGATGGCAGTCAAACGCGCTCTGGTGAACGGCGCATCGTTTCGAAGCGCATGCTCTATGTCGAGATGGATGCCGACGGCAATGCCGGTCATCTCCACTATGCGCCCTACCTCGACTATCGGCCGCTCCAGGACGGTGAGCCTCCGGCTGCCGAGATCCTTCAGCGGCCCGAATGCTCCTGGCTAAGCCGCGACCTGGAAGCGAAGGCACAGGCCCACGCGATCGGGAATGTCGTCCCCGATCATGTCCGCGAGGTGTCGGGCCGCAGGCTGGAGTTGATCGCCAAGACGGAAGCCGCGGTGAAGGAGCGGCTTACCAAGGAGATCAACTACTGGGACCACAGGGCGGAGGAGCTCAAGCTTCAGGAGCAATCAGGCAAAATCAATGCTCGCCTCAATTCGAACGAGGCACGGCGCCGAGCGGACCAGCTGCAGGCGCGCCTCGAGAAGAGAATGGCGGAGCTCAAGCTCGAAGCAAAGCTGTCACCGCTTCCACCTGTCGTCATGGGTGGAATGCTCATTGTCCCGATTGGCCTGCTTGCGAAAATGGCGCCCGACCGCGTCGCGAAGCCAACGGTCTCAACAGATACACAGGCCGCTGCGGCACGCGCCCGGCAGATCATCATGGCCGTTGAGCGTGATCTCGGTTTCGAACCGACGGATCGGGAGTTTGAGAAGCTCGGCTACGACATCGAGAGCAGAATGCCCGGCACCGGCCGGCTGCGGTTCATTGAGGTTAAAGGCCGCGCACAGGATGCCGCGACCATTACGGTGACGAAGAACGAAGTCCTTTACTCGCTGAACAAGCCCGACGACTTCATTCTCGCGATCGTCGAGTTTAAAGGCGATCTTCAGAACGGCGATCACCAGGTGCACTACGTCCGCCGTCCGTTCCAGCGCGAGCCGGACTTTGGCGTGACCAGCGTAAACTACAGCTTCGCTGAGCTGCTCGCGCGCGCGGAGCCGCCCAGGTGAGTGGCAAGCCGGCATATTTCGAGACCATTCGCCGGAAGGCCGCGCGGCGGTGGGATCAACTGGAGGGAGATCCCGAGCTCGCCGGTCCATGGCATCAGTTATTCAAGCAGGTGCAAAGCCCGCGGCACATCCTCTCCGAGCTTCTCCAGAACGCCGACGACGCTGGTGCCACCGAAGCCTCTGTGCGCATAGAAGATCGGGTCTTCATATTCGAGCATAACGGCGAGGACTTCACTGAAGAGCACTTCACATCGCTCTGTCGGTTCGGGTACTCGAATAAGCGAGCCCTGCACACCATCGGATTCCGCGGGATTGGCTTCAAGAGTACCTTCAGCCTCGGAGACCGGGTCGAGCTCTTCACTCCGTCTCTTTCCATCGGCTTCCATCGTCGGCGCTTCACTGAGCCGGAGTGGATCGAGCCATCGCCGGACCCCAACGGACGGACCAGCGTCCGGGTCGCGATCAGCGACCAGCACCGGAAACGGGAAGTGGAGAAGAACCTTGAAGAATGGCTCAAGAGTCCTGTTTCGCTGCTCTTCTTCAATAACATCCGTCGGGTACGAATTGGCGCGCGGGAAGTCCACTGGGGCAGTCTCGGCTCCGGCCCAATCCCGGAAAGTGAGTGGATGGCTCGCTATGAGAACGAGGACGAGACATATCTGCTGATCCGATCGGAACCGGAGTCCTTCCCTGACGACGCGCTGACCGAAATCCGCCAAGAGCGGATGCTTGGCACGGAAGAGGAGACGGAATTTCCTCCGTGCAAGGTCGAAATCGTGTTGGGGGCAAAGGGACGACTCTATGTGGTCCTGCCAACAGGTATCGAGACAGAGCTGCCGTTCGCCTGCAACGCCCCCTTCATACAGGATCCCGCTCGCCTCAAGATCAAAGATCCTGAGACGTCGCCCACGAACCGCTGGCTGCTAAAGCGCGCCGGAAAGCTCGCTGCAACCGCCATGCTTCATTGGCTAGAGCAGAAGGAAGCGTCTCGCGTCGACCGAGCGCACGCCTATGGCTTGTTGCCCGACGTCGACCGCGAGGACGGTTCGATAGAGGGCATCTGCGGCACCGTCGTGGAGGAAGCGTTCGCCGACGCAATCGATGGACAGGACCTTCTCCTTACCGAGGATGGGCAACTCGTCCCGAAGAATCAGAGCGTCACTATTCCGAGACCTGTTTTTGGTGTCTGGGCTCCTGACCAGGCAGCTGCTTTGCTTGATGAGAACGGCCGGCCGGCACTCTGTCAGAGCGTTAGCGCCGCCGATCGGAAGAAGCTGGTTCGCTGGAACATTGTCGACGAGATCGGCAAGGAGACGGTCCTTGGCATTCTCCAGCGGAAGCACCTCCCCAGGCCCGAGACTTGGCGACAGCTGCTGAATCTGTGGTCATACGTCGCGCCAGATGTGACCGGCTACCGCCATTATGTGAGTGCTGAAGACGTCAAGATCGTGCCCGTACAAGGCAAGGATGTGTTGTACGCGGCGAATGAGGTTGTCCGACTTGGAGAGAAGAAGCTTCTTCAGTCCGAAGGCGACTGGGAATTCCTTTCACAGTACCTGATTGTGCTCAATCAGAATTGGCCGCGCTTCCTCGCCGAACAGCGGCGCGGTGCCTCCGAGGGTACGGGCACCGTGGCCAAGGATGACGTGGAGGCGGCGTACGCCGTCCTGGAGGAAATCGGCCTGGAGGACACCAGCGACGCGAACAAAGTCGTTGACCAGGTAGCAGCCGAGTTCTTCTCCCAGGACAGCGTATCTTTGGGAGGCTGCGTGCAACTTGCACAGATCGCCGCAAAGCTGGGTGCGAATGTCGGCGACAGCTTCAAGTATGCCACATGCGATCGTCGCCTCCGGTCGAGCGATAAAGCAATCCTTTTCGACGAAGATGGAAAGCTTGGCGATCTTTTGCCCGAGGCCCAACGCGAGGCTAGTGTTCTCCATCAGGATTATTCGCGCACCTTCACGTCCTGCTCGTCGGAAGACTGGCAGAAGTGGATAGCGTCCGGCCGATCGAATCTCCTGACCTTCGTTCCCTTGGTTTCAAAGCGGACCAGCGTCTACAGCAAGCGGCAGATCGAACAGGAGGCGCGGCTCCGTGGGCACCAAGGTGAGTTGTCGTACCCGTATGTCACGTCCCAATTCGTTATCGAGGATTGGGACTTCGAAGAGACCTACTGGCGTCACTGGCAGGCTTTGGCTTCCGATGACGATCGGATTTGGGTCAAGCTCGTCGATCGGATCATGGCACAGCGAGAGACCTATTGGAGCCGGGCCAAGAGCGCCAGGCTTCTCCAGGTGGCGACCACCGGCAACACCCGCTCCATGACGTTCAGCCCGCTGTTGCCGTCATGGGCGCTGAAGCTGCGAAAGCTGCCATGCCTATCTGATACGCGGGGCTTTCATCGGAAGCCGGACGACCTTCTCCGGCGTACTCCGGAGACAGAGTCCCTGATGGACGTGGAGCCATTTGTCCACGGCCTTCTGGATCGAGAGACCACGCGACCGCTCCTCGACCTGCTGGGTGTGCGAAGCACGCCCACTGGCCCCGACCGCCTAATCGAATGCCTTCGAGCTCTGGCGAAAGCGGATAAGCCACCCGTCCACGAGGTCGAAAAGTGGTACCGCCGACTGGATCAGATGGTCGAGACGTGCTCGACCGCCGACTTCCAGAAGATCCGGCAGGCTCTGCGAACTGAGAAGCTCATTCTGACCCATGATGGCTCTTGGGCGACCGCGTCGTCGGTCTTTTTGACGTCCGACGACGAGGATGTGCCGGATGCGGCCGTAATCCGCAGTTCGGTGAGCGACCTCGCCCTGTGGCGGAAGATTGGCGTGTCCGATCGGCCAACGGCTGACCTTGCAATTGAGTGGTTGAAGGGCCTCGAGTCAGGAGCCGCGCTTGCTCACGAGGATGCTCGGCGCGTTCGATCTCTACTCATACGTCATCCCATTCGCATTTGGGAGGAATGCGGGCACTGGCTCAACCTCGCCGGTGAGTGGTCGCCGGTCGAGAACCTTGCCTATGCGCTTACGATGCAGTCGCTGATCCCATGGCGGCACCTGCACCAGTGGGTGAAGCAGACGACGGCAGACCTACAGCGGCTCCCCGGAGAAGCGACTTCCAGTCCGCCATTTTCAGAACTGCCACTGCTGGCAGCGCAGATCGAGGAGCGTTTCCAGGAGGATCCCCTGTTCGCAGGGCAGCCTCTCAAAAAGGAGTGGCTGCGGACTCTTGGTATTGAGCTGTGCCGGATCGAACTCGACGCCGAGGAAGAGACTGACCGGGTGCGCGCTGTTGCCGCGATGCTCGCCAAGACCGAGTGGGTCGAAACGCCGGGTCTGGAGATCATCCCGTACATCAACGGTACGCCTGCCGGGACACCGCGCCGCGCAGATGTCGTGTGGCTCGGTGAGCGCCTGTACGTGGAGCCGCTCCCTAAGGCGAAACTCGCCCGCCGTGTGCCCGAGGAAATCGGCAAGGTATTCGCCCGGTCCGACATCAAGGCTGCGCTCGATTACAGCTTTGATCGTTCCGCACAGGACATTCGAGAGTACCTCGCGGAAAATTTCTCTCTTACACCGGCCGCCCCCCTGCCCACAGTGGCGGACGTGCCGTCAGGTGAAGAGCCCGACCAGAATGCGCCCGAAGCGAAACCTACTCCGGATCCATCTGATCTTCACACTGACGAGCCTGTCACCGCGTCTGACGATACGACCGTATCACCGGAGCTCGACTCCGAAGATCTGGCTCCTGGCGATGATACCGACGGCGAAGAGGAACAGCAGCCCCTCGATGGCATCGACAACCGGGACACCCGCCCCAGGCCGACGCCAAAGCCCCCGAAGCCGAGCATCATGGAGCGGTTCGCGAAGTCACAGGGCTTCCGCAAGGACGGCGAGGACCGCTTCTTCCATGAAAGCGGCAGTTGGATCGGCAAGGCCAACGGTGCGCGCTTTCCCTGGGAGCACCGCACTGCGGGCGGCGATCTGGTCCGCTACTACTGGCCCAAGGACCATTGCCTCGAACAGGAGCCGCTGCAGCTCGAGGCCGATGTCTGGGGGCTGATAGAGCAGCATCCCGACACCTACGCACTCATCCTTTCAAACGTGGAGGGTGCCCCGGTCGAAGTGACCGGGGCCCGTCTGCGCGCCATGCGCGACGGGGGCGAAGTCACCCTTTACCCAGCAACATACAGGCTCGTTTACGACCATGACCGCCACGCGTAAGAAAAAACTCATCGAAGTGGCCCTCCCTCTTGTCGCAATCAACAAGGCGTCGGTTCGAGAGGGCTATATCTATCGGGGGAATCCATCTGCGCTTCACAAGTGGTGGGCTCAGCGCCCGCTCGCCGCATCACGTGCAGTAATATTCGCACAGATGGTAGATGACCCGTCATCGTACCCGGACCGGTTTCCAACAGACGATGAACAGGAAGCCGAGCGCGAAAGACTATTTCGCATTATCGAGCGGATTGTTGAATGGGAAAACACCGGAAACAGGACGATCATCGACAGGGCGCGCAATGAGATACGGGAGTGTTGGAAGCGCGCATGCTCCGAGAACCAGGGTCATCCGCGCGCAGCGGAATTGTATGATCCAGAAAGTCTACCCCCGTTCCATGATCCGTTCGCCGGTAGCGGCGCTATTCCTCTAGAAGCGCAGAGATTGGGGTTAACGAGCCGTGCCAGCGATCTGAATCCGGTTGCGGTGCTCATAAACAAAGCAACAATCGAGATCCCTCAAAAGTTTGCCGGGCGCCCTCCCGTTAACCCGGCTCGAGATCCGCATATTCATTGGAACGGGGCCGAGGGGCTCGCCGACGATATCCGGTCTTATGGCCAATGGATACGCGACAGAGCAGAGCGGCTGATTGGGCATCTCTATCCCAAAGCGGTGATCACCGCTGAGATGGCGGCTGGGAGGCCGGAACTCGAGCAACACGTTGGTGAGCAATTCAATGTGATTTCTTGGATCTGGGCGCGGACCGTTCGAAGCCCGAACCCGGCATTCGCTGGTGTCGATGTACCCATCGTTTCCACGTTTATGCTCTCCACAAAATCGGGGAAAGAGGCATACGTCCACCCAATTATCTCTGATAAAGAATATCGGTTTGTCGTTAAAAATGGTCGCCACACCGAAATGGAGCAGGCAAAGAGCGGCACTAGACTTGGTGGTGCCTTTCGCTGCATCATGTCGAAGGAGCCAATCCCTCTGGAGTATATCCGCACGGAGGCAAAGGCCGGCAGGATGGGCCAACGACTTTTAGCGGCGGTCGTAGAAGGCCCAAAAGGTCGATTCTATATCTCACCAACATATGAAATGGAGAGTGTTGCTTATAGTGCGGAGCCGATCGATCCACCCGACTCTGAACTTCCTGATAAGGCCTTGGGATTTCGCGTTCAAGCCTATGGAATGAAGCGGTGGAGAGACCTTTTTACATCCCGTCAATTGGTTGCTCTATCAACGTTTTCTGATCTTATCCGGGAAGCTACCTCTCGACTTCGATCTGATGCCGTGAATGCCGGGATGATTGACGATGATGTTCCCTTAAATAGCGGCGGCGTTGGGGCGAGAGCATACGCCGAAGCGGTCAGCATCTACTTAGCATTTGCACAGGATAAAACAGCAGAGTATGGCTGCACGATAGTACCTTGGTACACAAAAGAAGATCGACCCAAGGGACTTTTTGCTAGACACGCCATCCCAATGGTTTGGGATTTTGCCGAAGTTAATCCCCTATCCGATATTGGAGGTACGTTCTCAGCATCTGTGGGTATTGTTGCGGGCGCGCTATTAGGCTGCGCGGCTGAAGGGCAGCCTGCAACTGCAGTTCAGCTCGATGCCATACGAACAAATCTTGCGGCGGGAGCCGTAGTCTCACTTGATCCACCATACTATGACAATATTGGTTATGCTGATTTATCGGATTTCTTTTACGTGTGGTTGAGGAGAACACTTCGTCAAGTATATCCCGATCTCTTTTCTACGGTTGCGGTACCTAAGGCCGAAGAGCTGGTCGCGACCGCTTATCGACACGGCAGCAAAGAGCGCGCGGAAGCCTTTTTCCTAGAGGGAATGACGCAGGCCATGCATCGCTTGGCTGGGCGACTATATACTTGACGTACCATCTCCCCAACCCCACATAAGGATCAAGGAGATGAGCGATGTTGGACCTGACGAACCCGATCTACACCGACGAGAACGCGGCCCGCGAGCACCTGGAGGCGCTGCACTGGCCTGACGGGCCCGTCTGCCCGCGCTGCAACGGCAAGCGCGTGACCAAGCTCGAAGGCAAGAGCACCCGCCCCGGCGTCCACAAGTGCAAGGACTGCCGAAAGCCGTTCACCGTGACGGTGGGCACCGTGTTCGAACGGTCCAAAATCCCGCTGACCAAGTGGCTGCTGGCAACGCAACTGCTGTGCTCTTCCAAGAAGGGCATGAGCGCGCACCAGCTACACCGCATGCTCGGCGTCACCTACAAGACCGCATGGTTCATGACCCACCGCATCCGCGAGGCGATGGTGGAAACCCATGAGCCCAATTCCGGGCTCGGTGGCGCTAACAAGGTTGTCGAAGCCGATGAGACGTTCATCGGCGGCAAAGCCAGGAACCGTGCGTTCGCCCCGCCGCCCAAGAAGCACGCTGTCGTCGCTCTGGTGGAGCGCGAAGGCAAGGTGCGCTCAAAGCACGTCGCCAACGTAGACGCCCGCACCCTGCGGAACGTGCTGGTCACCAATATCGACCGCGCGTCCTACCTCATGACTGATGAGTCACCGATCTACCCGAAGACCGGCCGCGAGTTCGCGGGGCACGGCACGGTGAACCACAGCGCCGATGAGTATGTCCGCCTGGGTGGGTTCATGCACACCAACACCGCAGAAAACTACTTTTCGATCCTCAAGCGCGGCATCAACGGTGTGTACCATCACGTCTCCGAAGCCCATTTGGCCCGGTACGTTGCCGAATTCGATTTCCGGTACAACAATCGCGCCCAGCTCGGCGTGGGTGACGTTGAGCGCACCGCAGAAGCCATCAAAGGCGCCCGTGGGAAGCGTCTGACCTATCAACAGCCTCGTGAAGCCGCGAACTCCTAAGCAGATTGCTCGAGCTTTCCTAAGGTGGCGGGCGAAGCCGTAGACTCCACGTTTCGATTGAGTGACAATTAGACCTGCGGGAGCAGCGGTCCCCAGACCACCATCGGGCCAACCGCCGCCCACCCGCAGACACCCCCTTGGTGGAGGGGGAACCCTGACACTCCCCGGTGCACCGGGAGCCAGTTGGGCCCGATTGCCCCCAACGCCTGGGTTAAGCGTTGGACTGGAGCGCTGTCGCGTTCCCTCTAAGGGCTCGCGGCGCCGTGAGTCCGAGGGCCATACAATGGCAATCGAACTCAGTACCCACCTGCACATTGATCTGGCTCAAACCCTATGGGTCTTGCTCTTGATCTACCTTACGTGCCGGTGACTTACCGGGGCCGTCCTTCGGGGCGGCCCCACCCTCGTCCTTGCTGTGTGGGCGGGGAGGCGTTCTCAGCATACGGCGAAGAACGTCGTCCCGGCGCGGCTGGTCCTGCTCTGAGGCTTCCATGTCCACTCCCAACGAACTTGATGATTGGATGAAATCATACAGCTCTATGTTTTCACCTCAACACCTACATGCCATAGGCGTTGTGTCGATTTCGTATTCGATCTCCCTATTGGGAATACAGGAAATATTTCACTATTATATTGGCGCACGATACAAAATAGGGCAAATCATCACGTTTGACATGCCAGCGGGAAGCATATGTGACAAAATTGAAAGCGTCTTAGAGATTCGCGAAGACAATAAATTGATAAAAGAGCACGTCTCCCACGCGTTAGAATGTTTTCGTTCAATGAAAACAAACAGAAATATATTGTCTCATTTCATTCCGGACGGCAAAGAATTTAGCTGGATAGCCCGGCGACCAGATCGGGGCTCGCGTCCACGCGTTCAGATATTTAACTCAGATTTGAATTCTTTAAGGAGCATCGCAGATCAGTCATTTGAATGTTCAAACTACATACTCTCTGTTGGGCATTTGGTATTCCAGCACGTAATTATGAGCATGACTCCTGAAGATGACGCAATCTCATCGCTTTATAAACCTCCGATACCAAATGAACTACAGAGGCGCCCGGGCAAAGAAGCGACACAACTTCATCCCCCGCCTCAATCATCTCAGGCGTGACCACGATCTCTTCCGCCTTGTCTGTGTCGGTGGGGGCTGACATGGCTGCGAATCACCCTTGGTACGTCAAGTATACTATCGCCCTTGGCTGAGCAAGCACATCCAGAGTTCCCGGTCACAATCTACTATGCGTTCAAGCAGTCAGAAACCGATAGCAAAGGAGACGTCGCTAGTACTGGGTGGGAGACATTTCTAGATGCTGTGATCCGTGCAGGCTTTGCGATCACAGGTACTTGGCCTATGCGGACAGAACGCGGCTCGCGTTCAATTGGACTTGGTACGAACGCGCTGGCCTCCAGCATCGTATTGGTTTGTAGACCTCGCCCTCCTGAGGCGCTGCAGATTTCCAGCAGCCAGTTCCGAAACGAACTTAAGCGATCACTCCCCTCAGCACTTCGGCATTTGCAGCAAGGCAATATCGCACCGGTGGACCTTGCACAGGCAGCGATTGGACCCGGCATGGCAGTTTTCTCCCGATACCGAGGAATCTTGGAACCTGGCGGCACGGCGATGTCGGTGCGAACGGCACTCGGGATCATTAACCAGGCGCTTAGCGAAGTACTGAGCGAGATGGAAGATGACTTTGACGCAGATACCCGGTGGGCCATCTCATGGTTTGAGCAAAACGGATTCAGTGCCGGTGGCTACGGCGACGCGGAGCTTCTGAGCAAGGCGAAGGTGACTGCCGTTTCGGGATTGGTCCAGGCCGGTATTGTAGATTCGAAGGGCGGAAGGGTTCGCCTCCTGACTCCGGCCGAGCTTCCCGCCAATTGGGATCCGGCGAGCGACAAGCGGCTCACGGTTTGGGAGATGACCCACCAGCTGCTGCGCCTTTATCACTTCGAGAAGGCCGGCGATGAGTCGACCGCGGCTCTGTTGAGAAAGCTCGGCAGTCAGGGCGATATTGCGCGAGAGTTAGCCTATCGCCTCTACAATATTTGCGAACGAAAGAAGTGGGCCCAAGAGGCGCAGGGCTACAACGCTCTCGTGCTTGGCTGGCCGGAAATCGCGCGGCTTGCCCGCGAAACGCCCGGGACGGGTCCGCAGACGCCTTCCCAAGGTAACTTGATCTAAGAGGGGCAAGCACCATGGCGGTCACCAATCACGAACGCGTCGGCAATGCCCTCGACTTGCTCCGTGCCGGTCTAGGCCCATTCGTCGAGCGCGAGATCAAGGCCTCAATGAAGGACGGTGTTAGCGTGCCCGCTCTTCAGGCGCTCGCCAGCGACGCTTTGATCAAGGACAAGCCCATTACGGACTGGGATGCGGCTCTGCTGCTGAAGGTGATGTGGGAGTCCTGGAACGAGGTCTTCCGCAAGACGCTTGGGCCCGCCGAGCGGGGCCTCGTGGGGGAACTGCGCGGACACCGCAACAAGTGGGCGCACCAGGAGCCATTCACCAGCGATGACGCTTATCGAGCGCTCGACAGCGCTGGGCGCCTTCTGACTGCCGTATCGGCGCCGCAGTCGCGCGACCTAGAGCGCATTAAGATGGAGCTGCTTCGTGTGCGCTTCGACGAACAGGCGCGGAACGAAAAGCGGAAAGCGGCCGGCACCGCAATCGAAAGCCAGGCGACCGGTGCACTAAAGCCATGGCGCGAGGTCGTCAGCCCCCACCGTGACGTGGCGAGCGGGCGCTACCAGCAGGCGGAGTTCGCCGCCGACCTCTGGCAGGTCCACGTCGGCGAGGGTGTGGACGAGTACAAGAAGCCCGTGGAGTTCTTCCGCCGGACGTTCCTCACCGATAGTCTGAAACAGCTGTTGGTCGGCGCTGTACGCCGTCTCTCATCCGATGGCGGCGATCCCGTCATCCAGCTCCAGACCAACTTCGGCGGCGGCAAGACCCACTCGATGCTGGCGCTGTACCATCTGTTCTCCGGTAGCACGCCGAGCGATCTCATGGGCGTAGAGGGCGTTATGAAGGAGGTCGGCGTCGACGAGCTACCGTCGGTGAAGCGTGTCGTCCTCGTCGGCAACAAGATCTCGCCGGGCAACCCTGTGAAGAAGGACGACGGGACGCTCGTCCACACGCTTTGGGGGGAGCTCGCGTGGCAGCTCGGGGGGCGGGCAGCCTATGACCGGGTTCGTGCCGATGACGAGAAGGCCACTAGCCCCGGCGACGTCCTCCGCGACCTCTTCAACGAGTACGGCCCTGTTCTGATCCTCATCGATGAATGGGTCGCCTATGCACGGCAGCTGCATGAACAGAGCGTGTTACCGGCCGGCAGCTTTGAAACGCATTTCACATTTGCTCAGGCGCTCACGGAATCCGCGAAGCTGGCGAAGCATTGCCTGCTAGTCGTGAGCTTGCCGGCATCGGACACGGGTGGGTCGCCTCACACGCAGGCCGACGATGTTGAGGTGGGCGGAAGGCGAGGCCGTGAAGCACTTGATCGTCTTCGCAACGCCATCGGCCGGGTGGAATCGTCATGGCGCCCTGCCAGCGCCGAGGAAGGCTTCGAGATTGTCCGCCGGCGTCTGTTCGAACCGCTCGTCGAACAGTCTCAGTTTGTCGCCCGTGACACCGTGGCCAAAGCCTATTTCGACCTCTATCGCAGTCAGCATCAGGAGTTTCCGCCCGAATGTCGGGACTCCGAGTACGAGGGGCGCCTCAAGGCCGCCTATCCCATCCACCCTGAGGTGTTCGATCGCCTCTACACCGAGTGGTCGACCCTGGTGAAATTCCAGCGGACGCGCGGTGTCCTGCGCCTCATGGCGGCCGTGATCCATAGCCTGTGGGAGAAAGGCGACCGCAACCCGCTCATCCAACCAGCCAACATCCCGATCGACGACCCCCGCGTCCAGTTCGAGCTCACGCGCTACCTTTCCGACAATTGGACGCCGATCATCGAGAAGGATGTGGACGGGCCCAACTCATTGCCACTCCGGATCGATGGCGAGGTGCCGAATCTTGGGAAGTTCTCCGCATGCCGGCGGACCGCCAGGACAATCTATCTCGGCTCGGCGCCGGGCTCGACCGTGTCGAACCGAGGCCTCGAAGATCGACGGATCAAGCTGGGTTGTGTGATGCCATCGGAGTCCCCAGCGATCTTCGGCGACGCGCTTCGCCGGCTTAGCGGCGCCGCGACTTATCTGTACCAGGACGGCGCTCGATACTGGTATTCGACACAGCCAACCGTCACCAAGTTGGCGGAGGATCGGACGGATCAGCTGAAGTCCGATCCCGACCGGATCAACCGGGAGCTTGACGCTCGCCTGCGAGCCGATCTGCGCAAGCAGGGGGACTTTACGAAGATCCATGCGCTGCCCCAGTCGGGGCAGGATGTCCCCGACGATTTCGATGCGCGCCTCGTCGTCCTGGGAGCAGACTATCCTCACAGCCGGGATGCCAGCAGCGCAGCGGAAGCGGCGGCGAAAGCCATACTCGAGACACGTGGGAGTGCACCGCGGCTTTACAGGAACACGCTGGTATTTCTGGCTGCGGACAAGACACGCCTCCAGGATCTCGATGAGGCGATCCGTCGATATCTCGCCTGGGAGTCGATCCTCGACGAAAAGAACGAGCTGGATCTGACACCCCATCAGGTACGCCAGGCAGAAACGCAGAGGGGCAGTGCAGATAGTGCTGTCAACGCACGCCTACCGGAGGCGTACCAATGGCTGCTCGTGCCCAATCAGCCGACGCCACAGTCACCGATCGAGTGGCAGAGCTTCCGTCTCAGCGGCCAGGAGCCCCTAGCCGCCCGAGCAAGCCGCAAGCTCAGGAACGACGAATTGCTGATTACCGGCCTTGCGGCCACACGACTCCGTCTCGAACTTGATCAGGTCCCCCTTTGGCGTGGCGATCACGTCGCCGTCAAGCAGCTTGTCGAGGATTTCGCCCGGTATCTTTATCTTCCGCGCCTCCGCGATACGGCCGTGCTGCTCGACGCCATTCGCGAGGGGTTGGGTCTGCTTACCTGGGGAAAGGATTCGTTCGCCTACGCCGAAAGCTACGACGAGTCGGGTTCGAGATATCGGGGTCTCCGCTGCGGACAGATGGTCTCTCTCTCGCCGGACAATCTTGTCGGACTACTCGTGAAACCCGAACCGGCACTGAAGCAACAGGAAGTCGAGACGCCGCGGCCGGCATCGGGAGGTACTGCAACGGGGGCCACTCCCACCGGCGCACCTGGGGAAACGCCGACAGGGTCAGGCACCGAAGGTACGCCTGCCGACGGAGAACCACCCAAACAGACGCAGCCAAAGCGTTTCCATGGTTCGGTCACGCTCGATGCCGCGCGCGTGGGCCGGGACGCAAGCCGCGTCGCTGACGAGGTGATCTCTCACCTTTCCGGCCTCATGGGCGCAAAGGTTCGCGTGACCTTGGAAATCGAAGCGGAGATTCCGGATGGCGCACCCGATCAAGTTGTGCGGACGGTGACGGAAAATAGTCGAACGCTGAAATTCAACAATCAGGGTTTCGAACAGGATTGAAATAGCGCCAAGTCCAGCTAGCGCGCATGGCTGGCAGAATGGTGAACGGGGAGACAACAATTTTTGTGTCTGAGGCTAACATACGCTGAGGCGCTGCTTTGGAAACAGCATGCCAGCAAGCTCGTTGCTGACGCGAAGGCGAAATCAGTCACAATTCCTTGCGATCCGCTGTTTGGCTCTAACCCACGCCTTTCCTCCCTCGTATCCGAGGTTGACGGGATCAAGAAACGTCACGGTCTTCTTATCGAGCGCGCTTTGATATTTGCCATCAACAAGTTGCCACATTGGCAGGCCGCGAAAGAGCAGGTCCCGATTCCAGGCGGCAAAGCGCACCTCGACTGTCTCGCGTTCAATTCCAAATCAGGAAAGCTCTTTGTTTTCGAGTGCAAACGCGGTCACGGAAGCTTCGATGGAGACAAGATTCGAGCTATCGACCGACGCCTCACCAACATCAAGGCGTCCATCGGGCCGCACGTGACGCTAAAAGGCTGGAAGCCGTCTTCGACGAGCGTGTTCATCCTGAGCTTCTATGGCGCGACATGGAAGTCCGCGTATCCGATCTATGATAAGCACAGCGTCGCAACCTTGTTTGAGCCATGCATCGGGCGCTTCGTGACGGAGTACATGGACCATTTAGAGAATGCGACTGCGAGGGCCTACAGTTCTGAGCTTCGTGACCCAGTCGCAGTTCCCCTCGGAAAAAGTATCTTCGATTCAATTGACGATGCTCGCCAGCATCCTCGGCCTGACGTCCTATTCACCGAAGATGTCGTCGATTTCGTGGACGTCCAGAACGACGCCTAGGCTGCCTTGGCGCGCGGCTAACCATCATCGTGTACACGCCCGAGCCTGCTCGCGCATCATGGCATAGTCGCTCAGCATCTCGGCCATCGCCGATTCCTCCGGGAGAAGATCAAGCTCGTCGGCCGCGCGGGCCTGGAACTCGCGGCTGTACTCCACCACGGGCGGACAGACGGTGATGACGCGCGGCTTAGAACCGCCCGTCGCGCAGGCGGTCAGCGAGATCGTCACGATCGCGAGGGCGGCGAGCCGCCGCGTCGAGCATCCGGCGTTGAACTTCATTGGCCTTCTCCGTGGTCTCAAAGCGTTCGGCGAGACGTCCCGCACGCTCGCCGGAGCGCCGCAGCGCAAGCAGGAACAGGAGCACCGCGAGCGCGATGGCGCCGTAGCGCAGGGCCGCCCGCGCCCATGGGCTGGCGGCAAGTCCGGTGAGGAGCGTGGTGATCATCGCCGCCCCCGCTTCCAGTCGTCGATGCGGGCATAGATGGCGACAGCGACGCCGGCGAGCGCCACGGCGATGAACACCCAGCGCAGCGTGTCGAGGTAGGGCACGAGCGGCAGAATGGCGGACTGGGTCTCGGCCAGGACGTTCTGCGCCACCTCGACGCCCGCGGCGCCAAGGGTCGCCACTCCTGCAGCGCCGCTGCCTTTCATCGTGCGGCTCTCCGCCAGCACCTCCCGCACGGGCGGCGCTTCGGCGGCGAACGCCGTCGCTCGCACCGGGAACCGCTCGCCCCACTGCCGCGCCGGCCCGAGATCGATGTGGATGAAGCCGGATCGCGGGTAAAAGCCGAAGCCGAGGAACCCGACCGCCCGCGCCGCCTTCTCGAACGCGACCGGATCGTGGTTCGTCATGGCGATGTCGAAGGCCGCGCCATCCATGTGCCTGGAGCGCGGCGCGCCGCCCACGGCCTTGTTATGCGCCGGGCTGCGGTAGGCGGAGCGGACGATGAGCGGCTTGCCAAGCCGGTCGCGAAGCGCCTGGAGCTTGTCGAGCGCCGCCTCGTTGATCCGCAGGGAGCCGCTGCCCCGGCAGGCGATCTCGGCGGGAGAGAAGTTCTTCCAGCGCCAAGTATCCTCGGGCACATCGCGCCAATGGTTGAAGTAACTCGTCGTCATCGGCGGTCTCCGGACACAAAAAAAGCCCGCCGAGCGGCGGGCTGGTGGGTTGCAGGTTCGGCAGGGCCAATCAGGGGCCGTTGCCAAACAGCTTCAGCTTGATGGCGATGCCAGCCATCAGGGCGAGCAGCACGCCGGTGGTAACGATGCGGACAGCGGTCTGCACCGCCGTGCGCTTGGCGAGCCTGAGACTGCCCAGCAGGGAACGGAGATCACGGATGTCGACGGCGGCATCGTCGCCGTCGAGCCCAACATCCTCCAGCGCCTTGCGGGCGCCACGCTCCGCCGCCAGCTCCAGCAATTGCTCGAACTCGGCTTCGGGCATGACGATGTGGCCGTCGCCGACGGTCGGACGGTTCATGCGATCTTCCTCTCGTCGATGACTACGCGGCCAGATCGGCCTCATGGACGCGGGCGTCCTCGCCCACGGCGGTGATCTCGACCTGTTCCCCGCGCGGGCGGATCGCGATGACCCGAGCGCGCAGGCTCCAGGCCTCGCCCACACCAAAGGCGAAGTGCGTCCGCTCTTCCGACGCGCCGGTGTAGGGCGTGAAGTCGAGATCCTCGGCAAGGACGACATGCCGATCGTCGGCGCCCGGACCGACCGGCCAGGGCCCGCTCACCGTCCCGTCGCGCCGGCGCAGCGCGATGTAGTGCGTTTCGTCGTCGGTCCATTCCAGCGGCTCGGAGAGTTCGAGCGTGCGGGACTCGGATTCCCAGGCGACGACCTCGCCGCCCTGGCCCCAGCGGGGCATGTCGTGGGCGACGGCGATGAGATCGCCATAGGTCGGGATCAGGCCTTCAAGCTCAGTGCGAAAGCTCACCATGCGGCGGCGATACCGGTTGGCCGCCGCCATGTAGAGACCTTCCCGGAGCGCCTGCGCCTCGTCAGTGCAGCCAAACAGCTCCACCTTGGCAGGCTGATCGGCGGCGCTGTCGGGGAGAGTCGCGGTCACCTCGTCGGGCGCCCAAATGCGCGCCGAGAAATACTCGACGGTCACCGCGTCCGCGGTGTCCTCGCCCGGCATCAGGTACTGGACCTTGAGGCTGCCCTTGACGATGTTGCGAGGCTCGAAAAGCGCCACGGGCAAGGTCCGCGCCTCGTCGCGCACCAGCCGCAGGATGCCGCCCTGCAGGAACGGCACGGCCCGCCCGACGCGGGCGATGCGCGTGAGCGCTTCCCAGACGGTGACGCCTTGATCGAAGACGGCGTCGAAGCGGTCGTCCCGGCCCTGCCACAACCCATCCAGCCCATGCAGCGCCGTCAGGTCAATGCGCACATCGGGAAGATCGGCGCCATAGTGGGCGCGCGCCGCATCGGCGAAGGCCCAGGCGATCGACCGCGTCGGCTGCGGCGAGGACCATCCCGTCACGGGGTCCCACACCGGGAGCCGCCGGGTCAGGATACAGTTCACCAGGCGCGACGAGCGCTGGGATAGGTTGTCGGTCGCGCGCATACGCACCGCGAGCAGGGTGACGTCCCCGAACACGGGCTCACCTGCGAGAAACGCCTTCAGCCCCTGCCAGCGGACCTCGTGCCCCGCGCGAGCGTCGGTGTCCTTGGCGTCGGTCCGCCTGAGACGAACCTCGTAGCGTCCGCTCGCAACCGGATAACGGTCGCTTCGCCGCTGGGCGGTGTTGGTGGCGTCGGTGACGCTCTCCGACCCCAGCTGCACCCAGCCGCCGAGGCCGACGCCGTCGTCGTCGATCGCGCGCGCCTCCACCTCCCAGGCGATGGTGCGCGGATCGAGTCCGCCCGAGGTGTTGGCGTAGTAGAGGCCGCGCGGCATCACCAGGTCGATGCCGATTTCCTCGGCGGCAGTGCCGGCGGGATTGGCGGCGAAGGGGCCGATCCAGCCGTCGTCGCCTGCCTCCAGCTCGTTGGTGCCCTTGAGCTCCTGACCCGCGACTTCCGCTGCGGTGGTCACATCCGCTTCGAACAGCGTGACCGGAGCGCCGGGGACTACGATCTCGTAGGTCACCTCCTCGAAGGAGCTGATGGGCGTATCTTCGATGCGAACCTGTTCTAGGTCGTACTCGCCCTGGCCGATGCAGTGCAGCTGATGCAGGTACTGCTCGTTGTCGGCATACTCGGTCCAGGGTGTCGCGGCGAGGTCGGGATAGACCAGGTGACGCCCGTAGATGACGGGGATCGGCTGGCCGAGGCGGGCCTGGTTGCCCTGGGACTGCAGGGCATAGGTCGGGCTTGGCGCCGGTGAGCTGCCGAAGGAGCCGCCGAAGCTCGGCGCAGGCGGTTTGGGCGGCGGGACCAGCACGTTCACCAGCGTGGCGCCGGCGAGCCCGACGGCGGCGGTGATCAGGGACGTGCCGATGGTGGACGTGATGCCGATCGCACCGGCGATGGCGCCGCCGATCGCGGGTGCCGCCACCATGACGGCGATCATGAGCACGGTGCGCAGCGGGTTCTTGCCGCCGCCACCTCCGCCTCCGCCGCCCTGGGGCAAGGAGACGAAGATCACCACGTCGGACGCGCCGATCTCCAGAACCGGCCAGTCCGCGCGCAGCACGGGCTCGCCATTGCGCAGACAGATCGTCGGACGCTCGAACTCCTCGATCCCGTGCGCATCGAGCCAGGCGCGGATGGTCATACCAACCGCGACGGGCAGCACCTGGCGGCCCCGCTCCGGACAGAACGGGTTGCGCAGCATGACGACGACGGCGGTCACGGACGGTCTCCGGTAAATTGATAGGAGCCTTCGATCCGCCAGCCCTGGAGGTCGAGGTCGCGGGTATTCTGGAACGCGACACCGATCCCTCGGGCCGCATGCAGGACGCCGCCGCCATCGACATCGAGCCACAGGCCCACATGGACGGGGTGCCGGGACTGGCGCATCAGGACGGCGTCGCCCTCGCGAGGCTCGGCCACGAGGCGCCAGCGCCGACGCTCCGGATGATCCCGGAAGGCATCGAGCACCCGGCGCAGGTCGGCCGCATCGACCGGGATCTCGGGCACCTCGATGCCGAAGCGTTCGCGCCAGCAGAACCGGACCAGGCCCCAGCAATCGAACGCATCGGGCCCGCGCCCGCCCGCCTGCCACGGCCGGCCGATCAGCTCTTCCGCCCAGTGCATGGGATTATCGCGTCAGTCCGGGGAACCGCTTGGCGGTATAGGTCTCCGCCGGGAAGGCTTTGTTGCCGATGTCGAGCATGCGGGCCCGCCCGGTTACCCGGAACACGTCCGCCTCGACCTCGGTCAGGATGAGGGTGATCGGCGGGTCCATCTGCGGCCCCTCCAGGTCGGTCGAGAGGTAAGGCCGAAAGGTCACCTCGATCTTCTCCTGGCTGGTCGCGGCCGCATCGAGGTGGCGGACGATCTCCCGGCTGACATTGTCGAGGGTGACGGCGATCTCCGGCACGGGCGCCGTGTCCACTGGCGGCAGTTCGAGCTCGAAGCCCATGGCAACGAAGCGAACCCAGCCGCCGGCGTCGACCGGCGCGTCCGCTTCGAGACGCGCCCAGAGGTCGACGTGGTCGCGCACGACGCGGATCGCGGTCGGCTGGCCGTCATCGTCCAGGAAGGACGGATGGCGCAGTTCGAGCGTGTGCAGGATGACGGTGTCGGAGGGCGCGGATGCGTAGGCCTCCCGGATCGCCCGCTCAAGCGCCGGATCCGGCATCGTCGTCCTCCAGCAGGTCGGGCTTCGGGTGGGCGCGTTTGACGGCGAGCCACTTGCCGAGAAGCTCGTCCATCTCCTTCGGCAGGCCGGTGCCGTTCAGGCGCAGCTGGTTGAAGGCTTTGAGGATGGTGTCGAGCTGCTCGCCGATCGGCGGGTACTCGGCCTCGCGCGCCTCCCGGTAGCGCCGGTAGGGTTGGCCGAAGGTCCGGATGAGTTGCGCCACCTCGGGCTCCGCCTTCGGATCGTGGACGTGCAAGTCGATGCGCGCATCCTGACCGTCGGGGATCGGGTGATAGAGCACCGCGTAGTGGCGGCCGTCGACGAGGCAGAGGTGCTCCCAGGTGTTGGGCTCCTCGGGCACGTCCGGCGGTTGGAAGAAGCCGCCGGCCTCTTCCGTATAGGAGATGAACAATCGCATGGGTCAGGTCCCGAGCTTGGCGTTGATCTCGATCGGCCAATACGGGTTCCGCTGCGAGTACCCGGCGTTGTAGTAGACGTTGTAGGTGACGTACCAGGTGCCCGCGCCCCAGCAGGTGCCGTCCTCGCCGAGCCAGAGATTGGCGCCGTTGTCCGAGCCGATGGAGTGTGCATCGACGTCAATCACTTTTGCGGCCAGGCCCGGGGCGTTCCACCAGTAGGAGTTCGCCGCGAACAGGGCGCCGCCGCGCTGGCCGTTGTTGTTGCGCCCACCGCAGAGCGTGGTGCCGTCATCGAAGAGCGCGATCAGATGCGTGGTCGAGCCGCGGCCAGCCAGGTCGATCTTGAGAAGTTCCCCCGGCGTCACCCCGGTGCCCAGGCTAAGGTCGATCTCGTAGATGCCAGCATAAGTCCCGCTCGACCGGTTTTCTGAGAGCTGGCCATAGCCTGAGTAGCCACCGCCGAAGAGGCGGTTGTCCTCCGTCTTCACGTAGCTGTTGCCGCCACCCCAGACATCGACCGCCTTGCCGTAAATCTCCCCCGCCCCGAAACCCTGAATGGACTGGGCCGCGTTGGTGCCGGCGGTCGATCCCGTCATCGCCTGGCCGTAGCCGGAATAGCCGGCAAAGGCGACCGTGCCGTCGGCGAACAGGAACAGCGCCTGGCCGTTGTCGCCGCCGCCCCAGGCGGCGATCTTGATGCAGACCTTGTCGGCGAAGAGCTGGTTGCCGCTGGTCCCGTGCTGGACCGGCCGGAAGTAAGTCTGGTTGTTCCCGTAAGTGTCGCCCATGGGATAGTTGTTGTTCCGTCCAGCCGCCCAGACCTTGCCGGCGGTGTCGATGTACCAGACCGTGCCGTACTGATCGCAGGCTGCGGTCACGTAGACCGCATCGGTGACCGGGACGATGCCGCTTTCGCCGCGCGACGGCAGGCCCTCGCGGTAGCACTGGTGCGGCGAGTAGGTCTCTGCCGAATTGGTCGTGGCGTTGTTCGTGGCCGTCTGGCCGTAGCCGTTGTAGCCCCAGCCCCAGAGACGGCCGTCATCGGTCAACGCGTAATAGGTGATGGCTGTGCTGTCCTGACCGTTCACCGTGCCCGCGATCTGCACGATCTTGCGGCTGTCCTTGTAGAGGCGCTGGTCCTCCTGGATGCCCTCGTAGGACTGCCAGCCGACCATGCGCCAGCCCGCGCGGTTCGAGGCGCCGCCGTCGCCGCACTGGCCGTGGCCGCTGTAACCGCAGGCAAACACGACGCCGCACTTGAGCAGCACCACCTTGGTGTAACCGGGAATGGCGCCGACGATATGGAAGGCGTCGCGCTCCTTCCAGTGATGACGGGTGTCGTAGCCGCCGTAGTTGGCCGGCCAGGCGTCGGGGTCCATGCGCCCCTCGGCGATCGCCCGAATCCAGTTCGACTGCACCCCGAGCCACTGGATCGGATCGGACAGGATATAGCCGTGCTGGACGTAGCCGCCGCCGTTGCCATCGCCGAGATCGGAGTACTGGTTCGAGCCAGACATCGCGACCTTGGTGTGATCGACGATCAGGAGGCCCTGGCTGTTCTCCTGCGTGATCGAGGGGCCCGTCACCACCTCGTGGCTGAACGGCTTGGGCGTGCGGGTGTTGTGGCGGAACACATGCGGGTTGAGCGTTCGCTGGCCCTTGCTGTTGGCAATGGGACCGGGGAACAGCGTCACGCGATGGTGCCCACCGCCGCGACGCCCGATGGTGATCGACCCGCCAGCGGCCTTGCGTTCGGCGCGTGGCAGGTCCGCCGTGATCGTGGAATTGCTCATCAGTAGTCGCCGCCGAAGAAGCCGATATGGACGTTGCCGGTTGTGACCGCATTGGCGTTGGCCGGGATCCGCGCCGCGAGCGGGTCTTTCAGCAGCAGCCAGCGGTCGCCCGTGAGGTCCAGCCACGGCATCTGCTCGAGGTCGAGCCCGGCGACCGAAGGGGAGCCGTCGAACCCGGCGCGGGCCGGAACCTCCATCGACCAGAGGGGACGCCAGCGGTAGGCATCGATGGTGACGCCGAGCTGCTGCGTGATGGCGTTGCCGGGCGTGTTCTCCAGATTAAGCACGTCGAAAATGCCGGATCCGGGCGTCTGCTCCCCGATCCCGGTCATGCGGTAATCGCCCCGATTGACCGTGGCGACGTTCCAGAGCGTCAGCACTTGCAGGTTCTCAGTGATCGCCCAGGACTGATCGTCGGTCCGGGTCACGGTGAAAGGGTCCGTGGCCGGCGTGGCGCCGGGGACGATGTTCACCTCGACGCCGGAGAACACGATGTCGAAGGTGCCGAACTCCACGGGAGCCGCGGCATCGCCGTCGTTGCCGAGCACGATCGCATGCAGCCGCGTGCCATTGGCGCCGGGCGTGAAGACGGTCTGGGCCGCGTTGCCCAAATCGGCGCGCAGAACCGCGCCATCCTGGCGGTAGGCCGCCACGAAGATCGGCTGATTGGCCATCTTGGTCCTCGTTCAGGTCAGATGAAGCTGCGCGCCAGCGCCACCAGGGCGCCGGCATGGATCTGCGGGGCCAGGTCCAGCGACAGCCGTTCGTCGCCGCCAGGATCGACGACGGCAGCGCCCAGCCCGAGCCCCGCTTCGAGCTTCGCGTCCAGCCGGCCCGGTGCGCTGTCGGTAGCGCTCACGGCGACGGTCCCGACGGCGCCCAGCGCGGCATCGCGGGCATCCAGCGCCTCGTCGCGGGCGAGCTCGGCCGCCGTCCGCGCGGTCTCGGTCGCGTCGACCGCCTGGGTGATGTCGGTCATGTGCGCGTCGACGCTCGCCTCCACGTCGACGATGACCTTGGCGACGCTCTTGACCGGACCGTTCTCGGTGGTGACCGTCGTCTGCGCGTCGCCATGCACGATCTCGTGCAAGAGCAGGCTGTCGGCGTGCGCGCGGTCGGCTGCCGCGCGCAGATCGGCTTCGATGGTCATGGACGTCTCCGGTTACCAGGCGTGCGCGCCGGGCAGAGTCGTGTGGATCAGCGTGTGCAGGGCATCGACGCCGCCGAGGAGCCCCTGCAGGTCCTCTTCCAGCAGGATCGCCATGGCGCCTTCGCTGAGCGTCGGGCGCTCTCGGATCTCCAGCTCGCTGCGAACCTCCCACAGGATGCCCGCAACGATCCGGGCCTCGAACTGGCGGGTGAAGCGCGCCTCCTGCGGCAACAGGCCCAGACCGCCCTTGAGGTCGATCTCGAACCACTCGCCGCCTTCCTTCGCGGTCCAGCGGTACCAGGCCTCGAACAGGGCGAACTGCTCACGCCGGAGAACCCAGCGCACGGTGATGCGGCTCGGCACCTGCGTGTAGCGCCGGCGTTGCCGCGCCGGCCCCGCCTCCATCTCCGTTCGCAGGATGGCCTCGCCCGGCCGGATGCCATATCCGTCGATGGTCGGCAGGGGCAGTCGTTCCGGCCAACGGTTCGTCATTCACCATTCGGGCCCGAAGCCCGCCCTTGTCAACGGTAGCTGCCAGCCGCCGGGTTGAGGCCGTAGCGGCGCTCCAACGTCGGCGCGATGCCCTCGCCGCGCCCCACGTTCCGGGCAATCCGGCCCTCCACCTGCTCGATCATGATGTCGAGGGTGAGGTTGCCGTTGCCGTCCCGGCGCCAATCGGCGGTGGCCTCCGTGCCCGGCGCCGCGTTGCGGACGTTCACCGCCACATTGACCACCGGGCGCTCGCCGGAGGCCGGCGCCATCGCCCGCATCTGTTCGGGCGTGAACACGCCCTCGCCGCGGCGGGCGATGATGGGAACCTCGCCGGCGACGATCCCGCCACCATGGAACCGCGGCGCCCGATCGAAGGCGGCAGCCGGGATCATGCGGCGCGGCAGCGCATCGGCGCCTATGACGCCGCCGCCATGGGCGACCATGACGGGGCCCGGTGCGGGGAAGTCCCCGACCGGCCCCGTGGTCCCGCTTCCCCCGAACAAGCCGCCGAAGATGGCGCCGCCGAGATCGGCGAAGATGCTCTCGAACAGCCCACCGAGGGGCTTGATCACCGCCATGCGCCAGGCGGCGCGCAGCGCTTCCTCGGCGATGCTGTTGAACAGATCGGCCGCCGACAGCTTGCCCGTCATGGCCCACTCGACGAAGGCGTCCTCACTCGCCTGCAACGCCCGGGTCGTCGCCTGCTCGAACTGGCGGGCGGCATCGCCCGCCGCGTCGAGATAGTCGCGGATGGCCCGCTGGACCCCGGCCGACCAATCGCGGCTGGCGCGCAGCATCCGGTCGTAGGCCTCTTCGCTCGCAGCTGTGAACGTCTCCTGGCTGATGGCGCCCGCCTCGAGCAGCGCATTGAGCTCGCGGATCTCGTCGGCATAGGCCTGCTGGGCCGTCCGCAGGCTGCGGGTCAGCGATTCGCCTTTCTCCCGGAGCTTGCGCGCCTCCTCCTCGGCCTTGTTGCGGGCCTCGATCGCCTGGCGTTGGTCGAAGAGCGCCCCCGCCAGCTCGCGCACCCGCGCGCGCTCCGCCGCCGTCGCCTCCGCCGACAGACGCCGCAATGCCTGGGAGACGAAGCGTTCCCGGTCCGTCATCGTTAGCTCGTCGCGTTCCGCGCGGAGGCCCTCGATCACCCGCTGGTTGGCCTGACGCTGGCGCGCCGCAGCTTCCTCTTCGCGACGGGCGAGCTCGGCGAGACGCGCATCCCGCAGTGCGGCGGCGTCCAGCATGATCTGCTCGACGCGGTCGAGGTTCGATCCGTCGGGCGCGATCAGGGTCTGCATCTCGGCGACGAGCCGCTCATACTCGGCGCGGATCCGCTCGGCGCCCTCGTGACGGGCTTCGAACAGCTGGCGCTGCAGATCCTGCTCGATCCGGGCGATGCGCCGCGCGCGCTCCTCCGCCGATGCGACATCGCCCTCGATGGCATCCGGCGTCGAGCGCGTATCGGTATCGACACGGTCGGGCGTGTTGCGCTCCGCCTCGGCCTGCATCCAGGCGAGCTTCGCCGCCCACTGGCGGTACTGCGCGACCCGCTCCTGAAGACGGCGTTCGAGCGCTTGCCGGCGGCCCCAGGCGATCGGGTCGTCGAGGAAGGAGACATCGCCGATCTCGTTCAGCTCGCGGGCGATCTCCTGCAGTTCCCGGCGCCGTTCCTCGACGATGCGCCGGGTCGAGCGCAGGCTCAGCCCCTCGAAGTTGAAGTCCCCCTGCAGCACCAGCTTCAGCTGCTCGTAAGCGACGCCGGCATCGGCCGCGAGTTCCGCAAGGCCCGAGGACAGGTCGGCGATCAGCGGCGAGAGGTCGAGGACGGCGCGCGTCAGATTGGCCGAGATCACCTTGCCCAGCGTGTCCAGTTCGTCTTTGGCTTTCTCGGCGTTGCGGATCAGGTCTTCTTCGAGAACGATGCCGAGATCGCGGGCGCGCTGGCGCATATCCGCGAGCCCGTCGGCGCCGCGGTTCAGCATGTTGACCATGGCGACGCCCTCGCTGTCGAACAGCTTGAAGGCGAGGCGCAGCCGCTCGGCCGGATCCTCGACCGCGCGCAAGGCTTCAGCGACGTCGTCGAGAAGGTCTTCCGAGCGCCGGATATGGCCGTTCTGGTCGCGCAGGGCGATGCCCATGCTGGCGAGCGCTTCCTTCGCCTCGCCCGTGCCGCGCGCCGCCTCCCCGACCCGGCGCGTGAAGCGCTGCAGCGCCATGTCGAGAGTGTTCTGTTCGACACCCGCCAGGCTCGCCGCGTAGCGCAACTCCTGCAGAGCCTCGACGCCGATGCCGAGCTTGTCGGCGGTCTTGCCGATGGCGTCGGCCGCTTCCAGCGAGCGGTTGATCAGCGCCGACAGGCCGCCGACCGTGGCAATCCCGGCGAGCGCGCCGCCCAGCAGTCGGATGCCGCTGCGCAGGGACGAGGCGCGTTCGGCGAGCGATCCAAGGCCGCGCGAGGCGACGCCCGAGGCGCGGTCGATCTTTTTGAGGGACCGGTCGCCGCTCTCGCCGACCCCGCGCAGCTCGGCCTGGACCCGGCCACCGCCGTCGACGCTCAGGCGGACCGCATATTGATGTGTCGTCTTGGCCATGGGTCAGTCCGGTCGCTGGCTCCGCAGGGCTTCGGTCATCCCGAGCTCGGCGGCTGGCAGAAGCTCCGAGAGAACGGTCGCGTCGAACCCGCGGGTACGCGCGATGTCGAGCAGGGCCGGCTGGTCGAAGCCGACGATTTGACCGGTCGGCCCGAGGCGCAGCTGGCTGCCGTGTTCGCTCACCAGCACAAAGAGAGCGTGCTCGTCTTCCGACCGGGGGGCGTGCTCCCGGTAGGGGCAGCGCGCGGCCGCGCTTATGCCTTCGCCTTCGGCGCAGGGACTTCCTTCCTGGCGGCACCCTTCGCAGTAGTCGGGCCCTCCGCCGAAGTGCCAGCGGCAGAGAGCCCGAATCCGTTTTTTGCTGCGGTGAGCAGCACCTGCCGGAGGGTGAACTCCTGGAAGAACCGCTCGCCCACAGGGTAGAGATCCATCAGGGCGGATATGTTCTCCGGGGTCGGATCCGCCGGCCCGTCGTCACCCTCGACACCGTCCCAGCCCACGATGTGCCGGCGCGCAAGCTCCTTGATCAGCAGCGCCTGATAGAGCCCGTCGCGTGCCGCCTCGTCGTCGAGGGCGGGAAGGTCCACCACGGACAAGCCGTTCTCCCGGCGCTCGCGAAGATCGCTCTCGATCCGCTCCAGCAGGCGGCGCGCAGCCGACTGTGCCGCGGCCATCGCCGTCGTGGTGAGCGGCGTGACCGTCGCGCGGACCCCGTAGGGAAGCTCGATCTCGAACGGCTCGCGCGATGCCTTGAGAGAAATCATGCCTGCCTCCTTACAGGTAATCGCTGCCGTCGAGATCGTTCACCAGGGTCACCGTCAGCATCCGCCCGGCGATCTCGTTGCGCGCCCCCTGAAAATCGAAGCTGGCCTGGACGCCGCCCGGCCCCTCGACAGCGAGCTTCGGTTTGGGCAGATAGACCTCGTGCGCCTCGAACGCGGCCGACAGGCCGGCGCCGAGGCTGTAGGAGAAATTGAGGTCGACCGGCGTTCCGTTCGTTGCCAGATCGATCAGCGTCGTGTCGGCGAAACGCAGGTCGATCCGCCCGGTCAATGCCGCGACGGTGGGATCGGCGCCGTCGATCTTGCCGTCGGAGCGGATGGTCTCGATCTTTTCCAGATTGTTCGAATAGGTGAGCGAGCCCGCCGTCAGGTTGGCGATCGCCGAGCCGGCTCGGCTGATCGCGCCCTGGAACTGGCTGACGCGCTGGAAGGCGAGCGTCGACGGTGTCCCGCCCTGGCTCGAGCCGAAGCGGCTTTCGCCCTGCGCGACGCACTGGATTGTGGCCGCCGCGGCGCCCGAACGCTGGAAGTCGAGGGCCATCGAGCCCACGACCAGCCCTGCGTGCTGGAAATACGCCGGCACCTGGGGCATGCCGACCTCGACGGTGTAGCTCGGCAGGCTCTCCTGGCCGGAGGCGAACACGTGATCGTAGGTGCCGTCGCCGTTGTCGGCGGTGACTGGATCGCCCAGGAGGCCGGTCAGCCAGATGCCGAGATAGCGCATATCGACGGGCACGACGATATCGCCCTCGTCCATGATGGCGTCGCGCAGCGGCGCCAGCGGATCGCGGCCCTGTCCCAGGACGGGATCGTCGATCAGGCCCTGTTCGGAGCCGAGCGAGCAGCGGTTGAAGGGCATGCGATGGAACCCGCTCGCCGCCGCCTGGCCATAGGTGCTCTCGCGGGCGACGAGCAGCGTCGCGCTCGAACCATAGGCTCGCGCCATGACGTGTTCTCCTGTGTGGTAGTTATGGGCTCAGCCGAGCGGACTGGGCGCCTCGTATTCCAGCACGAGCGTAATCGTGCCGGTCTTGATCGCCAGCCCGCCCTCGACGGCGTCCGTCATGACCTCGGGACGGCCGTAGGTCATGCCGAAGACCAGCCCGCCGAGGGTCGGATCGGCATCAAGCGCCGCGCCGATGGCCGTGGCCAGATCGTCGAAGGTCTGGTCACGGATCGCCTGGTCGCCGGACTCCGCGTAGATCTCCAGCTCCACCGCGTGGCGGTAGTAGACGGGCTCGAACCCGCCCAGGGCCTGTTCGGGCTCGCCGGGATCGCCGTCGCGCAGGATCACGAGCCCGCCGTCGGGGATGCGTTCCGGGAGTGCGCTGTTCCGTTCGACACCGATGTCCGGGATCTGGCGCAGGCGGTCGACCAGGGCGATCAGCACCTGTTCGGATCTGGACGCCATGGCTCACTCCGCGCTCATGTGCCGGTCGATCAACCGTGGCAGCGCCCGTGTCCATTTTGCCGCGGCCCTCTCGACATCGAGACGCTTCGGCATGCGGACCTGCGGCACCAGTACGAACATCACGACCGTGGACATGCCGGCCTTCATCCGGCCGGATTTGGTGAACGCCCCGCCCTTCGCTCGGCGCCCGACCCGGCCGGTCGATGCGTTGACGCGGACGCCGTCCACCACCAGCAGCGACGGCCGGCCGCGCCGGTAGACGAAGCGCAGCGGTCCGAACCGGTGCTCGGGAAAATTCGATGGGTTGATGCGCTTGCCGCCGACCCCACGCTTCGGAGCCGCCGGCGTCGGAATGGCGAGCCAGAACCCATTGCGGCTCTTGATCACCGTCCCTTCGTCGAACACCCGCACGATATGCGGCGCCTTCGACCAGACCAGGCTCGCCGCGTCATAGCCCTTGTTCGGGTAGGTCCGCGACCGCCAGGCCCGTGCGAGGCGAACCCCGAGACCGGCGGTCAGGACCTGCTTGCGCAGATCCTGCTTCAGACCCTCGCCGGCATCGCCGACACCGGCTTCGACCGCCTTGGCGATGCGCCCGGCCTCGGCCTCCAGGTCACGGCGGACGGCTTCGCCGAGTGCGGCAAAACCCGGAAGGATCCTGTTCGCCATCACTGAGGCCGCACGTCGAGGGTCCAGATCAGCCGTTCGGGATCGCGCACCGGCTCTCCCTGGACGACCAGCATCTGGCCATCGACCTCGATGGTGTCGCCCGGTCGAGGCTGCTCGATCGCCGCGACGAGCACGTCGACCAGCGTGGTCTCGGCATGCAGCCGGGTCTCCCCGAACTCGATGACCTGATCCGGACGCCGGGCGAAGATGCGCAGCGGCACGCCGTCTCCGATCCCGCCCGGGCGATAGACGGCCGAGCGCGCGAGGTTGGGATCATTGAACAGCACCTCCAGGGCTGCGGCGATTGCCGACATCAGAAGCTGCCGTTGAGCCGCACCCGTCCGATGGTATCGGACGCACCGCCGCCGACGACCTCGACAGCGACGCCGATCGCCGTATTCCCGGAGGCGGTCTTCGTCGCCACCTTGGCGGTGTTGTCCCAATAGACCTTGTCGCCGACCGCCCAGGCCTGCGATGCCGCCTTGGTCAGATCGAAGATGCCGACGAGGGCAGCCTCGACTGTCTCACCATTGATGGCATTCCCGGCGGCAATACCGAAGACGGCGCCGACGAGCAGGCCGTCGCCGGACGCGACGTCGTAGGGCGCGGACAGGGTGATCGTGTTGCCAGGTTGGACGTAGTTCTTCATCGCGTGGGTCCTCTTGAAAGGCGAAGGGCGGCTCCCCGCAGGCGAAGGCCTGCAGTACGAGGGGTTCCGCCCGTCTCGTCAGGGTTCAGATGTCAGGGGGTGGTCCGGCTTATGCGCCCGGGTTCTTGTAGAGACCGCGCCAGTCGATGGCCTTGGCGCCGAAGTCGAGCCGGCACTTGATCTCGACGCCGTCGACGTCGAAGCCGTTGCGCGTCTCGATGTAGGCGCCCTGCTGGCCTTCGAGATAGGCGTACTCGATCGTGTCGATCTGGTTCGGGCTCGCGGCCAAATACCAGGCGGTCTCGCTCGCCCCGTCGAGCCGCGGCTCGGCGATGGGCGACAGCGTCCGGATCGATTGCGGCACCACGTTCCCGCTCTGCGCGGGCACGAGGTTCTGCGCCACCAGTTGCTCGGCTTTGAGTTCGAGGGCCGCCGGCACGATCAGGAAGGCGGGCCGGATGTTCAGCACCGTCTTCTTGTCGAGGCCGGTCTGCTTGCGCATGGCTGCGCGCGCCGCACCCACGCTGTCCACCCCGAGCGCCGCGCCGGAGCCGGCGAGGTTCTTGTGATTGGCATGGAACAGCGCCGTCCCGTCCGCCATCGCCGGGTTCGCAGTCACGATGTCCCAGACCACGTCGCTCTCCAGCTGGGCGATGGCGTTGCCGTACATCGCCGGGATCCGGGTGAAGGCGTCGAGATCGTCGTTGATCAGAACCTGCCGGGTGATGGCGACCACGCGCCCATAGGTCTCGATGCGGTAGCTCTCCTTCGATTCGCCCAGCGTGCCGCGCTTGAACTCGCCACTCTCGCCCACCTTCAGAAGCTGCGGCGCCTCGCCGAGCTGAACCCGGTGCATCGCCTTGAAGTCGGTGGCGAGCACCTGGCGGCAGAAGAGCGGGAAGGTCCGCGGATAGGCCTCGTAGGCCTGGCGCAGCGTCTTGTTGGTGACCGCCGCGAGGATCTCGGGGAAGTCCGAGGTCGAATGCAATGCCCTCGTCGCCACCTCGTCGCGGGAGAGCCCGCGCGTGCTGGCCCCCACGGTCTCCAGACTTTCTCGGGCGAGCTCCATGAGGGTCATGCCGCGATACTCGCGGGCCGCGTCTTCCAGCGGGAACAGCGTCGGGCTGTAGCGGTGCAGCAGCGCGTTGGCGACAGCCTCGCGGCGAGTCACCGTCGCGTCTCGACCGCCCAGCGGTACCGTGACATGGCCGAAGGTTCGGGTCTCGTCGGACTGCGCCGCGACCTGATCGAGGATCAGCCGGCGTGCCTCGTCGATGGAGACGCCACGCTTGATCAAGTCGTCGGCGAAGCCGCGTTCGAGGTGGAGCTTCTCGGCGAGGCCATGGATCGTGGAGACACGCTCGCGCTCCTGCGCGCGGGCCTCGGTCACCAGCGCATCGGCGTCTACGCCGCGGGTCCGGTCCTCCGACTTCTGATCGGGCTCGGCCTTCGGCTGGCTGCGGGCGGCCGTCTCCTTCGGCTGCTGGCGGGTCCCGGCGTCCTTCGCCTCGGTGGTCTTCTCGATGGCCTTCTCCGCAGGCGCATCGGTCGCGTCGCGGGTCGTCTCTTCGGTCAGGTCGGTATCGTGCATCACAGTGGTCCTCTGCTTGGGTTGGCCCGCGGCGCTGCGATGCAGGACGCAAGGCTCGAGTGGGTCGCGGGAGCGGAAGCCGGCGGCGGGATCGGCGCCCACCGGCACGGCGGAGATCTCGAACGGCGTCCAGTCGACCGCGCGCCAGAGCTCACGGCCGCCTTCAGGCTTCGAGACCTCGTAGCGGTGGACCTGGTAGCCGATGGAGACCGCACGGATGTGTCCGGCCTCGATGTCGCGCCAGATGTCGCCGACCGCGTCGCGCTCGGAGATCCGGATCCTGGCGATGCCCTGCCCGTTCTCGATCCGCGCCGAGCCCGGCACGACCGAGCCGATCACCGCATCGAGATCGTGCGCCTCGTGCACCTTCAGGAACGGCGCACCGTTGTTCAGCCGTTCGAGGCGCACATGGTCGGGCGCCATGCTCAGCTCCTCGTCGTGCGGCTCGCCGAAGAGCGAGAGACGCCGCACCCGCGCGCCGGTCGACCAGATGACCTCGACGCTTCGGGTCTCGGGATCGATCGTGTTCGGGGAAAGCTCCGCCGCCCGGCGCAGGGCCGGCAGTTCGATCGTCTGCTCCATCAGGATTTCCTCGGATCAGGTCTCGTCGCCGTCCGGGTCATCCGGATCGGCTACACGGTCAGGTTCGGACGGGTCGTTCGTTTGCGCGCTGCCGGTCTTGGTGACGCGGCGCGGGTCGCTGTCGAGCACGAGGCCCAACTCGTCGAGCTTGGCGTTGGTGGCGGCGATCTCGGCCAGCACCGCGTCGGGGTTGCGACCTTGCCGGGCGATGGCTTCGGCGAGGGTCATGGTGCCGGAGCGGATGGCGAGCAGATCCGCCATCGCATCCTTCTGCGGATCGACCGCCTCGAACTTGGGCGGCGACCATTCGACCGGCACGTCGGGCGTCGGGATTCGTCCCGCTGCCCACGCAGCTTCCGTGAACCAACGCCAGACCGGCGCGCAGAACATCGGGATGAAGAGCTGCCATTGCACCGCGTCGATCATCCGGCGGAACTCGACGAGCCCCGCCCGGATCGACGAGTAGTTCACTTGGCTCAGATCGCCGGTCAACAGCTCGTAGGGCACGCGGAACCCCGCCGAAATCGTATGCAGGCTCGCACGCTTGTATTCGCCGTAGCCGCCGGTCGCGGACGGTTGGTTGAAGCGGATGTCCTTGCCGCCGCGGGCATATGCGATGAGTCCCGGCTCGAACTGTTCGACCCGGTTGCCGTCGGCGTCGACGACCGAGGGCGCGATCCCCTGCTGCGCTTCCTCTTCGCCGAAGACGATCGCGGTGACGCAGGCCTCGGTCTTCTTGCGGACGATCTCGGCGACCTCGTAATCGTCGAGGTCGCGAAGCGCGCGGATGACCGGCGCACCCCAGGGCACGCCGCGCGCTTGCGTGCGCTGCTTCTCATAGACATGGGCGATCTCGCTCGCCGGAACCGCCCTGCTGGTAAACCCACCCGTCAAGGCGTGCATTGCGTCGCCCGGATGGGCGCCGAACAGCCAGTAGGCCCGGCGACGGCCGAGCGCGTCGAACTCGATTCCCTGGACTGCCTGGCCGGAGCCGAGCGCCCCGTTGCGGGTCGCGTCGAGGAAGTCGGACTCCAGCAGCTGCAGCTGCACCGGCGGCATGACCCCGTCGCCGGAACGCCTCGGACGGCGTCGGACCAGCACCTCGCCCGCCTCTACCATCTCGCGGCAGGCGAGCGTCTGCAGGCCGTAGAAGTCGAGCTGACCGTCGGCATCGCATGCCCGCGCCCAGATCTCGAACAGCCGATCAACCTCGCGGTCGAGCGCGGCGTCCCCGCTGGCGGCGCGCGGCATGATGCCTGCGCCGACAATGTTGTTGACCAGCACCGAGACCGCCTTGGCGGCATGTGGGTTGTTGCGTACCAGGTCCCGCATCCGGTCGCGCAGCAGCGCGCCCGCCCGACCGATCTCGGCGTCCGCCGAGGATCCCGGGGCGTGCCAGCCATCGGTGCGCCGGCCGCGGGCCGCGCCCTCATAGGAGCGGGCGAGCCCCTCGAAGGCCTGCCGCGCCAGCACGCGCCGGGTGGCCGCCCGTGGGGCGACGGTCGCGATGGCCCGGTCGAACCATGACACCGACATCAGCGGTCCCCACGCGAGAAACCGGCGAAGCCCGCGATGGGGCGATTGACGTCCCCATTGATCTGGCGCTCGATTGTCCAGATGCGTCCGAGCAGATCCTCGGCCGAGCCGTAGTCGACGGACTTGCCGTCATAGCTCACCCGCGTGGTCCCGCTCGCATAGGCGCGCCGGAGCGCCGCGAGTTCCGCTTCCGTCCAGTCCGCCATTGTCAGAACCATCCTTCACGCCGCCCGAGCCAGTCAGAGCGGCGCTTGCCTTGTTGTTGCGATACCGGCCGCCCGATCATGCCGGCCGGCGTATCCATGCCGGTCGGGACGCCGAGCTGCGCTTCCAGATCGGCCCATGTCGTCTCGGACCACCGGTCCGCGCCCGCGATCCAGGCGGCGGCGCGCGCGTAGACCCGGCAGTCCAGCGCCTCGTTGCGTTCGCGCAGCTTCTGCCATTCCAGCCGGGCGAAGCCGCGCCGGTTCCTGACCGTCACGAGCTGCTCGGCGGCAAGCTGCTTGATCCATTCGGTGTCCGCCCAGCCGGGCAGATGCACTGTGCCGGGGGCGAAGGCGGCGACGACCTCTAGTTCCTCGGGCGTCGGCCGCGGCAACCTCAGGAAGCGATAGGTCTCGGCCTTGAAGGTTGACACCGCCACCGTCCACAGCCGTGCGCCGCGGCGCAGGCGTTTGCCACCCGCCGTTGCATCCACGTAGGTCGGCCCAGAGACCGGGCTCGCCCGGTTGAAGCCTTCGAGTCCCTTGACCGGGGCGACCTGCGCGAAGCCGACAGCGCGTGCCCAGCCGTAGACGGCAGCGGTCTCGTAGCCCGTGTCGATGGCCAGCCTGGCAAGCCCGAGTTCCGCACCGCCGGCGTGCCGCCAGTTGCGGCCCAGCAGATCGGTCAGCGCCTCCCACGCATCGGGATGCGCGGGCCCGCCCTCGATCACGACGTGATCGACGAGCCAGCTCTCCAGGCCGCGGCCCCAGGCCCAGACGTCGATCTCGATCCGGTCCTTCTGGACGTCGGCGCCCGCCGTCAGGAACAACCCGCCGGCGGGAACCGTCTCCGCAGGCCAGTCCTCGCGGCGCTCGACCAGACGCTGCCAATCCGGTGCGTCGCCGGTCTCGATCCAGGTCTCCCCGAGCACCGTGTTGCGGAACACCCGCTCCGCCTCGTCCGAACCCTTCGCGGCTTCCTTGTCCCGGGCAATGTCGGCCCAGCTCTTCCACCCCGGCGGCGAATAGAGCGCCGAGAGATGAAACCCCACCGTCCGCCCATCGTCGGCCTCGGCCGTCGCCCGCCATTCGCCTGCGGCCAGCATCGCGGCCTTGTGGTGCTCCGCGATCGCGGTCTCGCAGGCATCGCAATGGTAAGCGGCCGTCTCGGGCTTCCCCTTCTCCCAGCGCAGCCGCTCGAACCTGAGCCACCGCATTTCCCCGCAATGCGGGCACGGCACGAAGAAGCGGCGCCGGTCGCTCGCCTCGTATTCGCGCTCGATGCGGCTCACGCCGCGGATCGTCGGCGTCGAGACCAGGAAGACCTTGCGCCGATGGGCAAAGGTCAGCGACCGCGCCTCGGCGAGACCGACCGGGTCGCCTTCCTCGTCGGCCGAAGCCGGGTAGGCGTCGACCTCGTCGAGGAAGACGTATCGCGCCGGCATGGAGCGCAGCCCCACGGCGGAGTTGGCGCCGGTCAGCACCAACACGCCGCCCGGGAAGTCCTTGGACAGCTGCGTGTTGCCGCTGTCGCGCGCCCGCGCCGGCTTCACCCGCTCCCGAAGCGCCGGGCTTTCTTCGATCAGCGGATCGATGCGCTGGCGCGAGTTGCGCTTGGCCAGCTCCACCGTCGGCTGGACCGCCAGCATCGGCCCCGGCGCATGGTGCATCACGAAGCCGATCCAGTTGTTGCCGGCCTCCGTCGCGCCGACCTGCGCGGCTTTCATGAACACGACCCGCTGCGCCGGATGGCTCGGCGAGAGCGCGTCCATGATCGCGCGCATGTAGGGCGTGCGCTCGGTCCGGTAGCGCCCCGGCTCGGCCGAGGCGCGTGAGGACAGCCAGCGATGCGTGTCCGACCATTCCGAAACCGTGAGCCAGGGGTCGGGCGTCAGCCCGCGGCCCCAGGCCCGGATCAGCGCTTCGGCGCCATCGAATCCTTCGATCTCAGCCGAGAGCGATACGGGGCTGGGCGAGTTCGTCGAGGTGGGCGCGGACATGGGCCTCCAGAACCTTCTGCATGGCCGCCGTCTCCGTCCCCAGCTCCGCCGCCATAAGTGCGGCGACCCGCGCCGGCCAGTTGACCCACGCGTCCCGTTCCTCGCGCGCGAGCCGGAACACCAGCGCTGTCGCGCGGTCGCGATCGACCAGTTCGCCCTTCAGCTTTGCAAGCCGGATACGCCGCTCCTGCGCCTTCAGCACCTCGTGCGCGGTCTTCGCTCGCAGGAAGGTAGTGCCGCCGCCCGTCACGGGCGCGGCCATCCCCTGTTCCTTGAGCGTATCGCCCACCGCCGAGACCGCCGCCTCCGGCACCGGCTTCATTCCGGATCGCGCCGATGCGGACTTCGGGCGGCTCTTCGACGGGTCGGTGGTCTCGGCCCGCTTCGCGTCGCTCGCCGCCGCGTCGATCGAACCATCGGCATGCAGGACGAGCCGGCCGGCGGCCTTCGCCTTCTGGATCGCGCCGCGCGACAGCCCGACATGGGCGGCATAGCGGCGCTCGCTCATGCCCTGCATGCGACCTCTAAAACAACAATGAAATGATGCACTTATCTGCTTGATGGCGGCGCGGATCGGAGCCTGTATGGGGCCAACACGATCAAGCCAGGAGCCAGACGATGACCACCACGATCCTTCCCACCCGCAACACCGAATGGGGCTTCTGGGGCACCATCGACCGGATCGACGACGATCTGGCCGCCGACGCACCCAAGGCTTGGACGCAAGCCTCGCAAGCCATCGCCGCCGCCACGGGCGTCTCCCCCGAAGGGGTGCGCGACTTCCTCGACAGCCGCCACGGCCGCCACTTCGCCGACGACGTCGCCAACTGGCTCGCCCGCGGCGACACGCTGAAGGACGCCATCGATGCCGCCGTCGCCCGCTGGATGGGCTGGCGCATCGACCGACGCACCAGCCGCGACACTGGAATCCCCACCGGGATTCCTTACCTCACGGGCTTCGCCACCCACTTCGAGATCCTCGCCGAATCCGACGCCTGAGACGCGGCTCCTTCCGACCTTCTGCCCCGCACCGCATGCGGTCGGGGCTCGGGGTGGTAGAAGAGGCGCGATGGTCGCGCCTCCCACTTCCGGAGGTCAATCAATGGCTCAGATCCAACTTTCCGACACCCAAGCCGTCATTCTCAGCGCCGCCTGCGCCCGGGACGACGGGTTGGTCTTTCCGATCACCGCCAAGATCAAAGGCGGCGCGGTGGGCAACGTCTGCAAGAGTCTACTCAAGCGGCGCCTGATCGAAGAGATTCCCGCGGTAGATCTCGACACAGTGTGGCGACACGACGAGGCGAACGGCCCGATCACCCTGCGCGCGACGCCACTTGCTTACTCCGCACTGGGAATCGTCGAAGACAACGAACAAGTGCCTGCACCTGATGGTGCTGATACTGGCTCACCAAAGCCCGTGAAGTCTCGGCACGGCAGCAAACAAGCGCTGCTTGTCGAGATGCTAAGGGACCCGGCAGGCGCAACGATCCAGCAGATCGTCGATGCCACGGGATGGCAACCCCACACGGTGCGCGGCGCCATCGCCGGGGCGGTCAAAAAGAAGCTCGGTCTCGACGTCACCTCCAAGAAGGTCGACGGGCGCGGGCGGGTCTACAAGATCGACTGAACTTAGAAGAGAGCGGGTTGCTGTATTGTATCCAACCGGACCACGCCGTTGATCAACCACGTGTCCGGGTACAGAGAGTGGGTTCCCATGGCGAGGAGCATTCCTTTCGAGGGATACTCCTCGCCGAACACTTTCTTCACGTCCGCCAATGCCTGGTCGTGGCCGTACTCTCTCTCCCAACGGTAGTAGGTGGCCTCGATTTCCCAGTCCTGGCAAGTACCCTCCCTTTCTCCATCATCGGTGCGGTACCGATACTTGAAGCGGTAAGGGCATGGTTTGTACGGAATGATCGGTTTGGTATTGAAGAGGTCCGGTTGAGCCCTCAGCGCATCGAATTTCGCCGTCTCTGCCGCGATTTCTTCAGCGCTTTTTTTCTCTACCTTGAACCCGGTAACCTCAGCCTGCAGCAAGGCAAGGCTTCTTCCTTCGGCTCGTTCCTTATCCAAGGAGGTAACGATTGAGCTCGCCAGGAACCGCTCCCTCTCAGTCTTCCTGAGCTTTCCCAGTATCTGAAGACTATCCTGATCGACACGGCGACTCTCGATGCGACGATCGTCATTCGGGAGCCGCCACTTGAACCGCACGCGGTCCCAACGCCCGAACTTCTGCCCCTCACCAAGGGTCCGAAATGAGATCGGGTATAGTCGTAGCCAATTACCTTGCAGGTCGATGCCGGCGCAGCAGACGGTTTCGCCGTGCCTCTGACCGACTTGAGGCGCGGCCTTGATGATTACAATTGCTTCGGTCTCACCCGAACGCGTATGCCCGTCCAACACTGAAATCGCCGTGGTCCGTCTCCTCGGCAAGCCCATGCCGGACACCGATGTGGCGGACATCGATGGCTTCTCGGCTCGCCATTTCCTCTGCAACGATCGCGCGATGACAACTGGAATGATCGCGCTCGAAACATAGCAAACAAGCACGTGCGCGGGCAGTAATGTCCAAGGCTTGCGCTAGGGCCTCTTGTGCGTCCGCGCCTTCCATATGGGCACGGAAGATCCGCTGGAACGCCTTCATATCTCCGCGCTTTGCGGCTTCGCGTCCTGGCTTTGGGTCCCCGAGGTCCCGAAGGTGCACGTACTCAAGCCCTTCGCTTTCCAGGATGCCAGTAAGGGCCTTTTTCGAGAACCCTCGCTTGCGCGAAACAGGCACATCGCGAATATCAATGAGCACCTGAACATCAGCTATTTTGAGAGTTGCGACGAAATCTTCGATCGTCGCGCCTTCGTAGCCAATTGTTAGAACCGTGCTCACAATTACTTCCTAAACGTCTGTCTCTACATGCGAAAATCATGCGGAAAACTCGTTAACGCATCGTTTTCACATGTCCTTGATCGCATTCCCAGAGTCCGCGATCAAGCTCCGAGTTCGGATCGCCTCGAAAATTCTACGCAACAGGTAGGTGCGCAGGATCGAGACCAGCGTGAAGACCGCGCCAATTGCCAACGCATCGCTGAGATGGGACGGCAACCCAAACCACGGGAACACGACGAGCTGCGTCACCACGGCGACACCGTAGCCGGCAATCACGTTTGCCACGGCCTCGACGAGCGACATGGTACGCGACTGCTTCATGCGGCGTCTGCCGCATCGGATTCCCCCAGCCTCTCCTCCCGAATTTCGGAGAAAGTCCGACCGTCGCCATCGAGGATGGCGTCGCGGCCGGTCTCGGCCTGCCAGCGCTCGACGGCCACATCGACATAAGCGGGGCTGATCTCCATCGCATAGACGCGGCGTCCGTTAGCCTCGCCCGCCATTATCTGCGAGCCGGAGCCCGAGAACGGCTCGTAACAGAGCCCTCCGCGCTCGACATGCTGGCGCATCGGGATCCCGAACGCGTCGAGCGGCTTCGGGGTCGGATGGTCTGGCCGCTCGTCCTTGGCGAAGCTCGGCATCTCCCAGGTCGACGGCAGCGTCTCGTCCGCGACCTTCGGCGGGCGTTTGCCCTTGATCCAGCCCATGAAGCAGGGCTCGTGCTTCCAGAGGTAGAGGGACCGGGTGAGTACGCCGCGGTCCTTCACCCAGATGATCTGCTGGTGGACGAAGGCCCCTGCCTTTTCCCAGCAGGCCTCCAGCATCGCTTGGCGGCGGGAGGCGTGCCAGCAGTACCAAGCAGCATCATCGGTGATCGCCTCGGCCACGGCCGCGGCGATGAACCTGTCGTAGAGCTCGGCGCCCTGGCTGCTGTCGTCCCAGGTCGTGCCGTAGGAGGCCGACCAGTCTTTGTTCCGCGTCGGATGGTTCGAGCCGTCATAGTCGACGAGGTACGGCGGATCGGTTGCGAACAGCACCGCGCGCTCGCCGTTCATCAGGCGGCGCACGTCCTCCGCATTGGTCGAATCCCCGCAGAGCAGCCGGTGGTCGCCGAGCCGCCAGAGATCGCCCTGTCTCGATGCCGGGTTGCGCGGCGGCTCCGGAACGACGACCGGCGGCTGGCCGCCGCCAGAGCCGTCATCGGCTCCCGTCTCCGCGAGCAGCCGGTCCAGCTCGCCGTCGGCGATGCCGACCAGCGACAGATCGAACTCCTCGGCCAACAGGTCCTGCAGCTCGGCCGACAGCAGCGCCTCGTCCCAGCCGCCCATCTCGGTCAGCTTGTTGTCGGCGATCCGGTAGGCCCGCCGCTGCGCCTCAGTCAGATGACCGAGCACGATCACCGGCGCTTCGGTCAGACCGAGCTGGGTCGCCGCCAGGATGCGCCCATGGCCGGCGATCACCTCGCCGTCCTCGGCGACGAGCACCGGCACCGTCCAGCCGAACTCCGCCATGCTGGCGGCGATCTTCGCGACCTGATCGTCCCCGTGCGTCTTCGCGTTCTGCGCATAGGGCTTCAGGCGATCGAGCGGCCAGGTCTCGATCGCGTCGGGCGCGAAGCTGAGCATCATGAACGATCCTGTTCGAGGAAAGCCGGACGCCGGGACCGGAATCCATCACTGGATCCGGTGCTGGACTCCGTCGGCGTCCACCGGCATCCACCTGGGCGCGGCGCGAAGCTTTTGATTTATCAAAGGCATCGGGAAGCGGCGGCCGGGATGGACTCCGGGTGGCTTCCCAAAAATCCGGCCCTGTCGCTGGCGAAATGCCGCGCTTCGCCCGCCAGCATACGATTTGCGCCAGGAAGGACCCATGAACTCGTCTGGAAGCGGGGGACAGCCGCGACGCGCGCGCCTCTCCCGAGGATAGTGAAAAACCTAACCCGATCAGCCGTTTCTGTCCGTTCGAAAAGTGTCCGCCGGACACCTTTCCCGCCGCTGCTCACCGCTTCGCCGCACCCGCCATCTCGATTACTTTGCGCTTCGAGATGTTGCGATTGACCCGCTGCCCATTAAGGCGAGAGGCAATGACACAGAGCGCGTAGAGCCAGTGCTCGTGGGCGGCCGACCGCTGCAATCCGACTTTCCAACAGATGGTCTTCCACCGCTCGCCATAGGCGCGCAACCACACGATCTTGCCATCGATCGGTTCCAGTCCGACCGTCCAACTCAGCGTTTCTTCCATTCGGCTGATCGCGGCCGGCGAGGGCAACACACGCATCGGCCTGGGCTCCTGCCCCACCAGGTCACTGAACTCGTAGAGAACCCTCGGCCAGGTGCTGAAGTAGCCCTGGCGGCGGGGTTCCGGCAGCCGTTTGAGAACGGACGCCGCTTCAGCCAGCCGTTCCTCGACCAGGCTCGGTGTCCACCTCACAGCACACCTCCCCGGGTTTCCATCGCCCAGAGCAGGATCGCGATCGCGTCGGCCTCGTTGTCGTCGGCGGGTCGGTATCCACGCTCACGGATGGCGGCGACCACGGCATCCTTGCCGGCGTTGCCCTTGCCCGTGGCGAACCGCTTGATCGTACCGACGGGCACGCCCTGGTAGGCGATGCCCTCGCGCTCGCACCAGGCGCTCAAGGTGGCGAGGAAGCCGCCGTAGAGATGCGCGGCATCGGTGCCGACATGGCGTCGAACCTCCTCGAAGTAGACCGAGGCCAGGCCGCCACAGTCGTTCGCCAGTTGGGCCAGCCAGTGCTGGAAGCGCAGATACCGCATGCCTCCGCCGTCGAAGCGCCCGGATCGGAACGTGGTCGTCCCGCTGTGAACGATCCCGCCCGCCAGGCTCGCCCAGCCCGTGGTGGTCCCGAGATCGAGGGCCAGAATGCCGCCGCCCGCGGATGCCGCGACGGGCGGGACCTCGAGGGGGCTGTTCTCGGGGATGGGTGACGGGTGCTGGCTCATGTCGATCGGTCCTTCTGGTCTGATGTCGGGGACGAGGTGGGCGGCACGCTGCCTGCGCGCGCGAAGCCCCTGGGGGTGGGAGAGGGAGAACCCGCTCAGCGCGGTTCTCCCCCACCCCCGAAGGGGGTGGCTTTCACCCCCACAACTTCGAAAGCGCGTCAACGCGTTGAATCCGTTGGAGAAAACGAAGTTGGGATGGCGCGTTTCGTGGGTCGCGTTCCCAACTTGAATCTGCGAAAGGCCGCGCAGCCGAGCGCGCTGGAGCCAAGATAGTTGGGAAAGCCCGTCCCAACTTGCTGGCGCGCGCCAGCGCGAAAACGGACAGGGTGCAGCGAAGGTAGTTGGGGTCGCCTCTCCCAACTTCCCCAACTTGAATCTGCGCAATCCTGAGCACGGGGCGGGTCGATGCGGAGCGCTCATTCCACGCCCTCCGGATAGACCCACACTTGCGCGTTCTCGACCGGCAGCGCCGCACCGCTCTGCGGACATTTGTAGGTGCTGGGCAGCACCGGGATCCGAGCGGGGCTGATCTCGCCGGTGACCGGGTCCACCGTCTCTTCCCCGGTCGGGAAGGTCATTCCTTCGACGCAGAGATAGCCGAACTTCGAACGCGAGGTCGGCAGGCCGAACGGAGCACCATCGCGGACGAACTTGATGAAGCCCTTGGTGGCCAGCACGCTGATCCGCTCGCGGATCGTGTCCTTGCCGCCGAGCCCCGCCTGGTTCTCGAAGCTCTCGGCGAACTGCAGGGCCGTGTAGAGCCTGCCGGATTCGGCCTCATCGAAGAGTAGCTGTAGGATGACGTCGTGCTTGCGCACGCGCTCGGCATCGAGCTTCTCGCCGAATTCGCGCCGCACGATCCGCTCCCCGGAACGGTCGATTTCGACCCAATGTCCGTCGGCCTTATCGACGATCATCGGCTCGATGCCGGGACCGTTGCGAAGCTCGAAATGCAGCATCCGCTCGGGCCGGTCCTCGTCGGGTCGATGCATGATGACGCCGGATGTGTAGAAGCTGCGGAGCGATCCGGCGCCCGAGAGCGCCATGAACGGGTCCTCCACGAGTTGCTTCTTCGTGATCTTGCGCGTGTGGTGGCAGAGGATCAGACCGGCATCGGGAGCTAGGGCGTCCCGCAGGGCCTCGACCCGTTCCTGCAGGAAGAAGAGCATCGCGGTGTTGTCGTTCTCGCCACCGCCGTCCGGACCGCCATCAAAGAGGTTGCGGATCGGATCGATGCAGAGGATGTCGGGCGCGACATGGCCGTAGTGGGCGCGAACGGCCGCGATCGTCAGAGCCACGCCACCGGCGTCGAGCAGCATGCGGACCTTCGGCGTGGCGACGAGATTGTCGCGCGCCCCGGCCAGGAGCGCCGGCTCGATCCGGATGGCCTGAAGACGCTCCCGCAGATAGTGGTACTGGATCTCCGCCTGCAGATAGAAAATCCGCAACGGCCGGCACGGCGCGAAGCCGAGAAAGGGTGCGCCCGCCGCCATGTGGACGAGTAGACTGATCAGGAAGTCGCTCTTGCCGACCTTGGGCGCGCCGCCGAGCACCAGCATCCCACCGGGCGTCAGCAATCGCGGCGCGATGATGTCGTCGGGCATCGGGCTTACGTCGTCGAGCAGTGCGCCGAGCGTGAAGACCGGCAGAGCGGACATCGGCGGCACGTCGACCCTTTCGAGGGCCGGTCCGTGGCGCTCTTCGTGCAGTCGCCAGAGGCGCTGGGCTTCCGAGGCGAGGCGCTCGAGCGGCCAGCTGGGACGGAGCTGGGCGGCGTTGTACTGACAGATCGCCTCCCATGCGTCGTCGCGGCTCATGCGGCCCTCATGGGCCATGCGGACGTAGTGGCCGATCGCGGCGCTCGCCCCCTGGAAGCGGGTCCAATCGTCCGATCCGCCTTCGCGGACCGGCGTCGTCAGGACATCGGTGATCGACGGTTTGTCGGTCGCGGCTCCTGGCTCGGATCCAACGCCAGCAAGTGGCGGCATGTCGGCGACGAGCTCGGCGAAGTCGCGCAGATGGACCTCGACCCGCGGGCTATGGCGGCGGATGTTGACCAGCCGCTTGAAGCCGCCCTTGTGATAGACCGAGCCGGCCAGACGGATGGGCTGGTGGGCCGATCGGAAATGGGTATCGCCACCGACCTTGACCGCGATGTCGCCGCGCAACCGACAGAGAAGCGCGATGTCCTCGCCCTCGGCCGGCTCGCTCAAGCGCCACCAGACATGCAGCTTGTCGAGACCGTCCGGCGTCCGCCCCCCGCTTTCCACGAGCAGTGTCGGCTCGCCGAGATGGCGAATGAGGTGGTCGAGCTTGGCGGCGATGTCGCCCGCGTCGAGGTCGACCAGAACCGTCTGCATCTGCCCGACATCGGCGGCCTTGGCCTTGCCGGTCTCGGCGACCGTCCCCGGCACCACATAGAAGGCCGCGCCCTCACGTGCCGCCCAACCGGCGAATGCGACCGCTTTCTCCAGCAGACTGTCGTCGATTTCGATCCAGGCGTTATGGGGGCGTCCGTCGATGCCCTGGCCCTTGTCGACGAACCCCCGCAACGGAACCCAGCCCTCGCAATAGCCGAAGACGACGTCGAGAAAGACGGCGATCTGCTCGAAATCCGGCTCGACTTCGAAAGGATCCGCTTGCGGCGCGGCGTCGTTGAAGTCGCGCCAGGCATCGAGGGAGATGACCTTGTTCCCGCTCATGCCGGCAGTCCCCAGCAGCGTTCCGCCCACGGGCACATGCGGCACTCGTAGAAATCACGCGTCGTGGCGATGCGCGGCAACAAGTCCCCTGCATCCGTCGCCTGAAGGATCCGCACGGCGCGGTCGCTCATGCGTTGGGCAAGGCTCGTGTCGAACGGCACGAGCTCATGGTGGAGTTCGGCGGTGTCCTTGTTGATCGCCGTGAAGAGCGCCGGGTTCTCGGCGATGCCGGGGACCTGCGCTTCCATGTAGGCCTGGTAGAGGGCGATCTGCGCCGCATAGACGGGCTTCGCTAGCCCCACGCCCTTGGTCACAGTCTCGCGCCAGTTCTTGGCGTTCATCGTCTTGCATTCCCAGAGCGCGGGAACGCCGATGCCAAGCGGCTGGGGTCCAGCGGCGATGATCCCGTCGACATGACCGCGGATACGCCCGCCAGCGACCGAGAAGCCGAATTGCTCCCCGTCCGGACGGTTGCCCTTGCGGGTGTAGAGATCGAACCCGGCAACCCGGAGCCAGCGGATGGCAACATCTTCGAGCGCGTGCCCGATCTCGAAGATCCGCAGCGTCTGGCCGGAGAACTCCTGGCCTTCATCCTTCGGCGCGCCCGCGAACTCGAACTGGAGGGCGCGTTCGCAGGCGTGTCCGAGCCGGGAGCCGCCGAGATAGGTTCTCGGCGGGATCGCCGCGCGTTCAGCGACGGTCGCCGCGTCGATGACCACGTTGATCCGTTCGGCGCAGGTGGGGCGGTGGTTGTAGTCGAGCATCAGAACGGCTCTTCCGCTTGCGTCTTTGCTGCCATGGCATGCATGGCGTCCTGAAAGCCGCCGACGGCCACCTCGATCAGCGTCAGCACCTGCGCTTCCGAGAGGTCGGAGAAGCGCGCCTGCCAGCCGATTTCCTCCATGATCTCGGCAACCGGCTTCATGGCGGCGCGGATCGCCGCCTTCTCCTGTTCGGTGAGATCAACCATGGCCCAGCGCTCCCGCGCCAAGCGCGTCCAGAAGCCTTGGCAGACCATCGAGCAGAACCAGACCGAGGGGCGCGGCTGTTTCGACCGCACCGGGTCGAACCAGCCAAAGCCACGGGTGGGTCGCCGACACACGGCACAGAGCAACCCACGCGGATGCCAGAGCCGTCGCCGGTCCTCGGCCGCCATAGTGGCGAGAGCGGCCATGGGTCATGCCGCCCTCCCAATGGCCGCCTCGGACGCGGTCTCGGCCGCTCCGAAGACGAGGGAGCGGATGGCATCGCGGTTGAAGCGGAAGGCCAGCAGCGCCGAGGCCTGGTAGCGGGTAAGCCCGAAATCCTGCCGATACTCCGGCGGCAGGAAAGCGAGCTGCCGATCGGTCGGCGGCTGGTTCAGCCAGCGGCGCGTCTTGTGCGCGCTTTCGTCGCTCTCATGCTCATTGAGCCAGTCATCAGCCGCCGCCAGGCAGACAGTGCGCTCGCCCACTGCCAGCAGACGCGGCCGCTGCTTCTGCAGCCCGCCGACGCCGTACCAGCGGCCATTCAGGAAGAAGACGCCGCCCCAGGCGTTGAAGCCGTTGGCGATGAGTGCGGCATCGTCGCCGAAGAGATCGCACCAGCGGAAACTCGACCGCTTCAGGAGATCGATCTCCGACATCACGAAGTCGCCGAGCGGCGTGATCTCGCCCGCATCCTCGCGCTCCCAGAGATGACCGCACAGCGGGCATTCGACGATGGCGAGCGGCACCACGGCGCCGCAATCGGGGCAATCCTTGGTCGGCGCCTCGCCGGAGGGCTCGCGTCCGCTCAGATCGACGTCCTGTTCCAGCGACCCGTGCAAAAGGGTCGAGGTGCCGAAATCGAGCACGACGCAGTCGGTCTTGACGACGCCCGGGTGCTCCTCGGGCGAGACCGTGCGCAGGCCCCGGCCGACCATCTGGATCATGGTCGACTTGTAGGAGCTCGGCCGCAGCAGCACGACGCAGCTCGTCGGCGGGTGATCCCACCCCTCGGTCAGGATGGCGACATTGACGACGACCCGCAGCTCTCCAGTGGCGTAGGCGTCGAGGGTCGCCTTGCGTTCCCTATCGGGCATGTCGCCATGGATCAGCCCCGCTCGGACGCCTGCCGCGTTGAAGGCGGCGGTCACGTTGCACGCGTGGTCGACGGTCGAGCAGAAGACCACTGTCTGGCGCTCGCCCGCCTTCTCTTGCCAGTGGCGGATGACCGCATCTGTGACCGGCGAGCGGTTCATGATCGCGTCGACCTCGGCCATGTCGAAGTCGTCGGCCGTGCGGCGCACCTTCGTGAGCTGGTCCTGGACGCCGACATCGACCACGAAGGTGCGCGGCGGCACGAGATGGCCGGAGGCGATGAGCTCCCCGATCCGGATCTGATCGGCGACGTTCGAGAACACCGGGCGCAGACCGCGCTTGTCGCCCCGGTTGGGCGTCGCCGTGACGCCGTAGATCCGGCACGCGGGATTGCGCTGCAGCGCGGTGTCGATGATGCGGCGATAGCTGTCGGCCGCCGCGTGGTGCGCCTCGTCGATCACCAGGAGGTCGAGCGCGGGCAGTTGGTCGAGATTGGCCGCCCGCGCCAGCGTCGGCACCATGGCGAAGGTGACCTGTCCCGCCCACGACTTCTCCTTCGCATCGACGACCGAGGTCGTGATACTCGGGTTCACCCGACCGAACTTGCTGCGGTTCTGGCTGGTCAGCTCGTCGCGGTGGGCGAGCACGGCAACCTTGGCGTTCGTGCTCTTCGGCGTCTCGCCGACCATGCGCCCGACGACGCCCGAGAGCATGATCGTCTTGCCCGCTCCGGTCGGAGCGACACCGAGAGTGTTTCCGTGGTCGCCGAGCGCTCGGACGCTGCGCTCGACGAACTGTTTCTGGCGGGGCCGCAACAGCATGACGGCCTCACTGCGCCCAGGACGGCCGCGCACCCGGCGCCGGCGTGGAAGGCTGGGGCATCGAGGGCTGCGACGGCTGAGCCTGCGCTGACGGTGCCACGCCAGCCACGCCCATGATGGCAACGTATTCCTTGTGATCCGGCGTCACCGCCGCGCGGATCTCATTCTTCTCCTCGCCGTTGGCGTCCGTGCCGACATCGATCCGCGCCACGAATTCGATGCCGTCCAGATCGGCGAACCCGCCGATCCGGCGAGCCGCCTGTGCCTGGGCCGAATTGTCCTTGTCGGAAATCCCTCGGGCCGAGTTGAGCATGCCGCGAATGAAGCTGCGGCCCATGTTGGCCCAGTCCGGCCCCTTCGGGCTGTAGAGCCCGATCAGGGTGAAGATCTTCCGCCGGGCGTAGGGCCCTTCGAGCACCGTGAACTCGCCAGAGAGGTAGACCGAACCGGTCGTCCCGCGCGTGGCGTAGCCGCCGGTCCATCCCTGGTCCGGGTCGTCAAATCCGCCTGGGCGGATCGTCAGGCGCACCTTGGCGAGCGTTCCCTTCGGGATGAGGTTGGCGTTCTGCTTGGCGTCGTTGAAGTCGTTCCAGGATCCAGTCATGGCTGGGGTCTCCTCGTTCAGGCGTTTTCGGAATGGGTGGGGGCGTCGGCAGCCGGGGCCGTCGCGGTCCGGGGCGGAGTGCGATAGTCGAGCCGCTCGGAGGCGGGCTTCACGGGTCCGCGGATCTTCTCCATCAGACGGCCGAGATGCGGCTCCTCGATCGGATCGAGGCGGCCGGAGCGGTCTTTCGCCGGAAAGTTCCACGGGTTGATCGTCTGGCAGACGAAGGCCCGGTACGGCGTGCCGGACTCGTCCTTGATCTCGGCCATCGTCAGGACTTCATCGACGATGCCGGGGAGCTCGAGGCCGGTCTTCGAGCCATCGATCTGTGGAAGGAAGATGCGCCGATTGAAGTCGTCGAGCTTCTCGTCGAGGATTCCGACGAACCAGACGTTCTTCGCCCGCGTGTGCTGCAGGTGCGTGAGCCACGCGATCATCTCGCGGCCGTGCAGGCCGTAGGCGCCGCGGACATCGGGCTTACCGGTCTTCTCGGAGAACGCCTCGGGCTGCCCCTTGCACCACTGGAAGCAGAGCCGCCCAGCGACGGTGATCGAGTCGATGAAGATCGTGTCAAAGCGGTCGAGCGAAGCCGGATCGCCGAAGCGCTCTCGCACGGCGGCAAAGTGGGCCTCGCTGTAGACCTGGTCGTCCCGCAGCGCCGGATTGAGGCCACCGATGAAGACCGCGAAGTCTCGGCATTCGGCCCATGTGCGCGGCCGGACGCTGTCGCCGGACCAGCCCTCGATGGCGAGGTCGCCCGCCTCCAGATCGATGAAGAGCGTGGTGTCGGGATTGAGCGTCCAGAGAAGGCTGGTCTTGCCGATCCCGGACTTGCCGAAGATCGTTCCCTTGACGCCGCGTGGCTCGGCGAGACGCTGATCGGCGGAGATGATCGGGAGGGCCATCACTTCCCTCCCTTCGCCACGGTCAGAGCGTCGATCGCGATGTCCGCGCCGAGCGCGCCGGCCTTGCGGGCTTCGTCGTGAAGGGTGCGCACCGCGTCGATCTCGCGGTAGAGCGCCGACGCCCGCTCGTTCAGTCCGATGAGGGCGAATGCCAGGTCGTCGATCGACGCCGTCCCGACCGGCTTGACGGTCTCGTCGCGACGGTCGGCAATGGCCGGCACCCGGATGGTCTCGGGCAGCTTTTCCAGCCCGTAATGCTGCTCGCGGAGCACCGCGAGTTTCTTCGTGATGCTCATGGCGTCACCTCGGTGTTCAGGGAAAGACGGAAGCTGGGCTTGCCGGTGCGGACGGTGCGCGCGTCATCGAAGGCAGAGCGGATGTGGCTCGGCCAGGCTGCGAACTTGCGCTCGGGCACCTTGATTGCGACGTCGACGTATTCGGCGGGGTCGTCGCCCTCGGCCCGGATGCGCTCGACGAGCGCACCGAGCTTCTCCTGATCCCAGTCGACGCGCTTCGGCAGCTCGGCGATCACGGTGACCACGCCGTCGTCGAAGCGGACCGTACCGGTGTCCTTGCCGGCGGCCTGGCGTGCTGCGTGGGCGCGGTCGGCGTACTTGAGGGCGACGGCGCCAGCGAGCCAGTCACAGGCCGTCTTGGCGCGGCGCATGGCTTCGTCGGCCTCGTCCTGCAGGAGGGTGAGCTGTTCGGCCGGCAGAGCGGCGATGTCGCCGACAGCCATGAGCCGGAGCTCATCGAGGGAGATGCGGTTGGAGATCGTCATCACCGCCCCCTCACGCTGCAGGCTTGCTGGGGTGGTCGGCAGTGCTCGCGCGGATCTGCTCGCGCTCGTACTCCTCGACGTCTTCGAGGCGGTACACGACCCGGCCCCCGATCTTGATGTAGCGGGGGCCTTCCCCCGACCACCGCCACCGCTCAAGGGTGCGGTGGCTGATGTTCCAGCGAGCGGCTAGCTCGATCTGGTTCAAATGTCTGACCGTCATCTGTGTCTCCTTCGGTCTTGGTCGAAAACCTGCGGAGAGGATGGCGGTGCAGTGGGGAGGGCCTCGGGAGGCAGAAGGGAGGGGATAAAGGAGGAATTGATTTTGTCAGAAAAAACGACTATATTTCTGACACACAGAGAAGCATATGGCGGCTCAAATGACTGGTATTGCTGATAAAATCATGAAACACGTTCGCGCTAAGGGTCGAGGAAAATGGGTATGCACACCCAAGGATTTCCTCGACCTCGGCAGCCGTGCAGCCGTTGACCAGGCGCTGTCCCGCCTGGCGAAGAGCGGCGATCTGCGCCGTGTCGGGCGCGGCCTCTACGATCTTCCGCGCATGAGCGGTGTCCTGCACCGCCCGGCGCCGGTCGATATGGATTCGGCGGTGGCGGCACTGGCGCGCCGTGACAGCGTTCGCATCATGCCCGACGGCATCGCTGCGGCGAACCAGCTTGGTTTGACCAATGCCGTGCCCGCGAAGGCCAGCTATGTGACCGACGGGGCGACGCGGAACGTCAAGATCGGCAATCGGACCGTGCGCCTTCGCCATGCCGGTCCGAGCGTGATGGCATGGGCGGGGAAATCCTCTGCACCCGTGGCGCAGGCCCTGCGCTGGCTCGGACCGCAAGCGTCCTCGGATACGAGGGTTGCGGCGACACTGAAGAATAAGCTGCCGGACGCGGTGAAGAAGGACCTTGTCCGGAATAGCGCTGGCCTGCCGAGCTGGGCGGCTCCCGTCGTGCGCAGTCTTGCCGATTCTCAGATCACGGCATGACGAGCGAGAGCTTCGAGCGCTTTCTTGCGCTACGCGATCAGGATCGGAAGGATGTATTCGAGGCGACGGCCGACCGCTTCGACACGCTGCCGAGCTATGTCGAGAAGGACTTCTGGGTCTGCCTCGTCCTCGATGCCCTTTACAACCGTTTGCCGGAGGGCCATCCGCGCCTCCTGTTCAAGGGCGGCACGGCGCTTTCCAAGGCGTTCGGGTTGATTCGACGCTTCTCCGAAGACATCGACCTCGTGGTCTATCGAGAGGGGCTTGGTTTCGGCGCCGATCGCGACCCCACCAGCCCCGAAGGCCTCTCGAACAAGCAACGCAAGGCGCTCTTCGACGAATTGAGCGCCGCATGCGGAGCCTACATCGGCGGCGACCTCGCCAAGGCCTTGGGGCCGCTGCTGGACGAACGGTGTCGGATCCTCCCGGACAAGGAAAGCGGCGACCAGCAAACGCTGCTGATCGAGTATCCCACCCTCTACCCGAGCGCCGACATCGCCTATGTTCTGCCGCGCGTGAAACTCGAAGCCGGGGCGCGTTCCGCGCTGGATCCCAACACGACGGGCAGCGTTCGCCCGTACATCTCCGAGGAGCTGGGCGACGATTGGCCATTCGATGTCGGCAACCTTCACGTCATCGAACCTTCACGCACCTACCTCGAAAAGCTCCTGATCCTGCACGGCGCACACTGCGGCTATCGGGACGCGGAACGGCTGCCGGCGGATGCAGACCGGATCTCCCGGCACTACTACGACGTCGCGATGATCACAGCGACCGAGGTTGGTGCATCCGCCCTCGCCGACGAGGCGCTTCTCACTGCGGTGCGCGAACACAACCTGATCGCCTTCAGGCAGGCGTGGAAGAAGTTCGACGAAGCGGTACCGGGTTCGGTCCGCGTCGTCCCGCAGGACGCCCTGCGCGCCGCGATCGAGAAGGACTACGAGGCCATGCAGGGCATGATGCTCGGCGAGGCCCCGGAATTCGATTGGGTGATGAGGCAACTCCAGATCGCCGAGGACACGATCAATCGGCGTTAGCGCGCTGCTCCTCCAGCAGTTCCTCGACCCGCAGCCGGCAAACCCCGCCTTTCGCTTCGATCAGCGCCTTCCAGTCCTTGTGCCCCTTGAAAATGTCGCGCAGTCGGCTGGTGGTCTCGAACTCGAGATCGGCGAACATGGCCGCCGAGCTGACGCTCGGCTCGCCCCTCTCCCAAGCGTTGAAGAGATACTCCACGATCTGCCGGTGCTTGTCTCCGTTGAACCTGAACTCCCTGTCGCCGACCCAGACGTGACGAAATCCGGAAGCATGGCGCACCGGATCGCCCCCGCTCGACACGGCGCCGGTGGTCAGCTGCGCGGCGAGGTATGACGGCTCGAACACGAGCCCGATATCGTGATCATCGACATTCCGGATTTCGATGATGTCGTGGCGGCTGAGCTCCTCGCGCCGCAACTGCGCCGTGGCCGACGTGGTGATGACCACCCGGAAGTCCGACGGCGGCCGCCCCGCCAAATAGGCCACGACTTGCCTCCAGACTTCGGCGTCTCCGAGCCGACGCGCGAACCAGATCGGCACCCGGCCGTTGCGCCCGGGCAACCGGGCATCGCCGATTTCCCACAGCACACCGCTGATCCGTTCCTTAGGGCGAGCCGTGCCCGGCAGATCGAGGCGATTCTCGAGGCGCCCGATTACGACCTCCATGTCGACATGGAACTGCTGGAGCCGTTCGGCCGGCACGGCGACCCACCCGGCGGCCGGGCTGAAGTAGCCATAGCCTCCGTGCTCCGGAGACCAAGTCAGGCTCACGGGCTCGTCGTCATGGTCGACGGCTGACACCGCGACCGGATCATGTGTATCCGCCTTCAGCACGCCGGCCTCGATCAAGCTCTGTCCCGCCCGTCGGTGATAGTCGAAGAGGACGGCGGCCGAAATCCGACAACCTGACGCCTCCACAACGTCGCGGCAGAGCGCGGCGGCCTGCTCGTCAATCCGTTTGAGCGATCGCGTCATCAGCCAGGATGCCCCAGCGTCGCAGATACTTCTCGCCGATCAGCTGCTCCTCCTCGGTCTGGTCCTTGAGATTGCAGCCATGGGGCATGGTGATCGTCAACAGCAGCGTCCGGCCCCGACGGGCTCCTGGTTTCGGATGAAACTTGATCGAGAGCTTGGCCTGCGTCGCCACCCAGCCGCCGGCGAGCGGATTGCCGGGACCAAGGCGATCCTGCGCCATGCTCCAGATCGTCCGGTCCGCCTTGCTGAGACATTCCAGCGTCACGCGTTCGCCGACGGCATCGATCGGCATAAGACGCAGCTGCCGCACTTCGACCCGCTCGATGCCATCCTCGGCGTCGGTCGGAAACGGATGCGGATTGAGCAGGACGGCGAGATCATACCGGCGGAGCGGCACCTTCTCGTCGTGAAACTCGACCCCGAGCAGGTCCCGGGCAAGGAACTGCGCCAGTTCGGCCCGGCTCTCCCGGTCATTCGCGACCACCTCGATGACGCCGGTCGCCGGCTCATAGGTCATCGCAGCCTCGAAGACCGGGCGGTACGCCCGCCGCACCAGGCTGCCGCCGTCGTCGAAGGCGAACTGGTCGTCCGGCAGGCCTTCACGATAGACGGTGATCTGGACCAGCTCGCAGTTTTCTCCGTCGAAAGTCGGCCGCACCCGTTCGAAGATATCGACATGGACGTTATTGGAGGCGAACCGCTCTCGCAGCGAGGCCTTGAAGGCGTCGAGCGCCGTCTCGTCACGGCGGACTACACATTCGAGCTCGCAGAGAAAGCCGTCCCAGCTACGTCCCCGCCGCCGCTCGTCGGTGTACCGAACCTCCTCCGCGTGGCGGAACAGCACCGGCTCATTGAGAAACATCCAAAGCGCCCGGGCGTGGCCATTGGCCAGATCGTCGAGACGGGAGCGGTCGTCGATGACGCTGTAGAGCGCCGTCTGGCCCGCATCGTCCGCGAGGCTCCCCACACGGTCCGCATCATTGAGCACGCGGGCACGCGCTTCCTCATCCATCTCATCGACTGCCTGCAGCAGCGGCTTGACGATCTCCTGCTCGGGCGCTTCCCAATTCACGGGCGTCGGCAGTTCGATCCCGGTGGCGTCGAAGTAGGCCTGCAGCGACGAGGCAGGCGTATTGCGGATGAAACTCGTCACTGAGGCCATGGTCTCTCTCCTCAGCCCTTGATGTTGCGGGGGTCGTTCCCGTGCGAATCGGACTGGCTGATCCGACCATCCTGGTTGTGGATCTTGAACTCCGTGCCCGCGTTGCGGCTGATCTCCCGTCCCCGATCGACGGCCTCCCGCTTGGTGTCGAAGTGACCGCTGCTGCGATCGGCACCGCCGCGGCGGACGTCCCAACCACCGTCGGGATTGGGAACGACATGATGGGTACCAGACCCTTTACGCTGTGCCATATCGGCCTCCTATATCGTGTTTGCGCTAAGCAAGGTTCGTTATCACGAACTTCTGCGCAAGATAGGGATTGCGTATATGGCGTGTCAAGGACTAGATGTATCGTAAGAACGAACTTTGATGCTTGGAGGAAATCCGGTGCCAACACCCTTGGGCGAGCGCGTCCGCGAACAGCGGCGGAAACGCGGCTTAACTCTGGAGGGGCTTGCGGAGCGTGTGGGCTCAAGCAAGAGCTACATGTGGGAAATCGAAAACAAAGACGTTGCCCGCCCCTCGGCAGAAAAGCTGGCGCTCATCGCCACCGCTCTGGATACCACCGTTGAATACCTCCTCGCCGGAGACGGCGATCAGGAAGAGGAGAATGCCGACGACATCGCATTCTTTCGAAAATACAAAAAAATGGATGCCCCGGCGAAAGAGCGCCTTCGCAGAATCCTGGATGCGCTGGACGACGACTGATGCCGAACGGAAGCCGGAAATCACCTCAGAACGAAGCAAACCGTCTTTCGACCTTGCTTCGCCATGTTCTGGGTGAGGACCGATTCCCAATCGACGTCGAGGCGGTTGCCCGAGAAGTATCAAAGAATAATCCCGATCCGATCAGCAAGATCGTGGGTGGTGACCTACCCGGCTTCGAGGGAATGCTCCGTCCACACAGCAAGCGACCCGAATGGCATATCGTCTACAATGAGGATCCCCGCTACCAAGGTCGGGTTCGTTTCACGATCGCGCGCGAGTTTGGCCATTATCAGCTGCATCGGCCGCCCTTGACCGACGGCGACTACGCGAACGGATCCCTCCAGCTCGACACGGGCTTCCACTGCAAACCGCTGCGTTCAAATGCCTGGCAGGAAGCGGAACGGCAGCGAGAGGAGGAGGCCGACACCTTCGCGTCCTTTCTCTTGATGCCGCTCGATGATTACCGGGCACAGGTGGACGGCCAGGAGATGACCGTCGACCTCTTGAACCACGTCACGGATCGCTACGGCGTCTCGCTCATCGCCGCCTGCCGGAAGTGGATCGACTTCACCGACAAGCGCGCGGCAATGGTCATAGCGCGTGACGGCTACGCGAGGTGGGGACGCGCTAGCAAGTCTGCCCTCAAGAGCGGGATCTTCGTTCGATCTGGGATGCCAATCCCTGACGAAGCGCTGGCAGCTATTGGCCTCGACGAGAGAGGCTTCGTATCGGACAGGCCCGTTCCACGGCCAGCAGGCGTCTGGCGCTTCAGCCGCGGATCCGAGCCAGTGCGAGAGTTGGCGATGGTGTCCGAGTTCCTCGATATGTCGCTGACAATCCTTCAGTTCGAAGAGACCGTCGAACTCGCGGAGATCGAGGACGAAGACCCATGGGACACCTACGACCAGTTTGTTGCTGGAGAAGGATCATGAGTTCGATGTCTTTGTCGCGCCTCAAGTGCAATGGCGCGACTACTTCCAACCAGAAATTTAAGAGAACCCAAGACACCAAGATATGTGAATGACGAAAGAGCACGAATTCAAAGCATGGCTCGAACAGGGTGGCGCTCAAACGGAAGCAGGCCGCAATTCACGCGCATACGCGATCCGAACAATAGAACGGAACCTTGCCGCGCTCGGCATGCCGTATCAGGACCTAAAGGAAGCATGGGAAGCGGACAGGCTCGAATCTCTTCGGGAGCGCCTGCGGAAAATGCGAGAAGACGCCCGCGACGGTGGGCAGGATTACCGAATCCTGATGCCGGACTCCGAGAATCCTCACAACAGGCTCTCCAACTGGGGCAGCTGGTTGGGCCAATTTGGCCGGTTTCTCGCGGGCGACCCTCCGGGAGCTGCGAAAGATGCTGACCGGATACGGCAATACGTCCTTGAGCATTACATTGAGCCCGCGCGGGACGAAGGTCGGGACCACGTCGAAGTGTTGGTCCGCGATGTGAACGAGGCTCTCGGCCTCAAGGACGCGTGGCCCAACATCTGTCAATCACTTGGCGGGCGTATGTTTCAGGACATGGCGCAGATCCCTGAACCGGAGAGGATCGGAGCCGACCAAAGCTCTGCCACTGTTTTTCGCTTTGAACTCAATGAAACAGCCACGTCCGGCGACGAGCGACCGTTTGTACTGTTCGATGCGACAGATGCACCTTTCCAGCCGGTCAGGAACTTTAACCGTACCACCGGTGTCTCGGCCTTTCGGATCAAGCCACGAGGTGCCGGCAACAAGGCGGACGAGGCGATCGAGACAGAAGACATCGTCGATGTCGCCCGTGCGATGCTCGTCGACGGCTTGGCATCGAGGGTCAAGGCGATCGCGGGTGGGCCGGTAAACTATCTGACCTACGGAGGCGATAAGCTCGTTCGGTATGAACTCGCTCCCGAAATCGCTCAAGCGATTGGCGTTCCACCAAGAGGTGGCATCAGCCAATTGGCGCTTGAGAAACTACGCGAACGGTTCGTCGCACTTTGCCCTGACTTTCGGAGTTTCGTCGAGCCTGGCAACGGCTGGGCCAAGAAGGAGAAAGCCTACAAGGTCGCGGCAATCGACCGAGTCCGGTCGGCACTTGCTGAAGAAGCAACTGACGAGATCCTTGGCAAGAACGTCTTTGAGATACTGAAGACAGCCGCGAAGGATGGCCCTCTTGTCAGGTGGCAGACCGAGGACGCAATCGCCAAGAATGCCGCCAACCTGCTAACGGAATTCCACGCGATCATTGGTCGGCTGGTTCGATCCGAGGAGCCGACTGAGGTTGCTATCGCAACTGCATATGACGCTCTCGACGCGCTGCGCGGCCGTGGAGCTACATCGCTTACCTACGGTGAGCGGATCAATATTCTGTCTTCGGCATTGGCCATGGTGCGACCAAGCGAAATGGCCCCACTCAAAATCACTCGGATCAACGAGGCTTGGGAAGCGCTGACCGGTGAAAAATTGTTCGTCGAAGCCAAGGCAGATATCGCGACGGACTACCGACGCCTCGCCGACGGCTTTGCAAAAATATTCGCCATCATGCGCGACGCATGGCTGTGGGAACCGCAGGATTGGCTGGACATCCAGGGATTCCTTTGGATCGCCAACGATAAGACAGTCACAGCACCGGCGGACACAGACGAAGCCGCTGACGAGAGTGAACGCCTGGAGAAGCCGATGTCGATTTCGTCCGTTAACCTAATTCTTTACGGCCCGCCTGGGACAGGAAAGACATTCTCCACTGCAGCAGAGGCGGTGCGGTTGTGCGGCGAGATGGTCCCGGAAGATCGCGCCGAGCTCATGACAGCCTACCAACGGCTTTTGGCGGCCGGGCGCATCGAGTTCGTCACCTTCCACCAGTCGATGAGCTACGAGGAGTTTGTCGAGGGCCTGCGACCGGAGACACAGGGCGCAGAGGGCCAAGAGCTGGACGCCGACGAACTAGATACCGCCGGTTTCCGCCTCAAGGTCGAGGATGGCATTTTCAAGCGGATCTGCGAACGGGCTCGCTTGGACCCAGGCGAAGATTCGGGCGATGGCCGGCTGGATCGCACGCGTCCAATCTTCAAGGTCGCCCTCGGAAGACGGCTCCAGGAAGAAGAGCAAATCAAGGATGCCCTTGATGCAAACGAAATCCGCCATGGCTGGGGAGGAGAGATTGATTGGTCAGATGAGCAGTTTGAAGACTGGGCGGAAATCAAGGCCGAGTTGGAACGCCAGACTGGCAAGGAAGTCAGCGGCCATGCTGGCGAGCTCGTCTGCACGTTTTCATTTCGCTCGGATATGCAGGTAGGTGACTACGTCGTCGTTTCAGATGGGCGTGACAGAATGCGCGCCTTTGGAACGATCACGAGCAATTACTTCTTTGAGGCTGGTGCCGAACGGCATCCCCACCGCCGGAAGGTCGAATGGCTCTGGCGCGATGACCAAGGAACGGAGCGCGCGAGATTTTATCCCAATGGTTTCCGACAACACACGGTCTACAAATTGAATGGCACTCTGGTCGACTGGGATGGCTTGGAGAGTATTGTTTTCGGCGTGGACAGATCGATCCCCGCGGAAAGCGCTCGCCCTCACGTCCTCATCATCGATGAAATCAACCGGGCGAACATCTCTAAGGTCTTCGGCGAACTCATCACGCTTCTAGAGCCCGACAAGAGGCTGCGGGCTGAAAACGAGATACGGCTCACGCTGTCCTATTCCAAGCGTCTTTTCGGTGTGCCGGCAAACCTCCATGTAATTGGCACAATGAACACCGCCGACCGTTCGATCGCGCTACTCGACACCGCACTCAGGCGCCGCTTCACCTTCCGCGAGATGATGCCAGATGCATCCGTCCTCGAAGAAGCTGCCCAAAAATGCGGAATCGACCTGCCGCAAGTTCTTTCCACGATCAACGAGCGGATCGAGTACCTCTACGACCGAGAACATCAAATCGGTCATGCCTATTTCACTGCGTGTAGTTCCCGAGATGATGTCGACGAGGTCATGCGCCACAAGGTCATCCCGCTCTTAGCAGAAAATTTCTTCGAAGACTGGGCCAAGATCGCAGCGGTGCTCGGCGATTTGGAGTCGCACGAGGGCTCGATCACCGGCGGCTTTCTCAAGCGCTCGATCCTGAAACCACCTCCAGGTCTTGAGGATGGTGACGCGGTTCCCCGGTTTCGTTGGGAACTGCGCTCGGAAGTTGAAGGCTTCGACTACGGGAAGTTGGCCAGTCCATGATCCGCCGCACGATCCGCGAATGGGAGCGTATCGGCTACGGCCCTGACAACGCCGAGATCCCCGAGGCGCAGGCAGACCGCATTGCCGCGGTCGCGCGAGCCTCAGTCTTTTCCGGTCGCGGGGGTGAGGGCGTACTGGAGCACGGGCGCAAAGGGCTCCGCGCACGAGGGGTCGTTGGTGTCATTGCCACCCCAGACTGCCAGCTCGAGATTCTCCCGAAAATCGAGGGAGGAGGAGAGACCGAAGTCTCCGATGCGACCCTCCGCGATCGACTCATCCACATGCTCGCGGTGACCTACGATCTGCCAATAGAGGCCGGTACCATGACGCAGCTCGGCTGGCAGCGCGAGACAGTGCTCGAATTGCTGATCCGCCTGTTCGCCATGAAATTAACGGATGCAGTGCGCCAAGGAAGGCCGCGCCACTACCTCGAACACGAAGATGACCTGCCCGCTCTTAGGGGGCGCCTCGACGTAACACGGCAATTCTCCACGCTCGCAGTTTCTCCGCAAAAGCTTGCGTGCCGTTTCGACGCCCTTTCGCCAGACATCGCGCTGAATCAGGTGATGCGAGCAGCGGTTAGCAAGCTGTCGCGCGTGACCGCGGCGCCGGATAACCAACGCACGCTGCGCGAATTGGCTTTCGTGTACGCCGACGTCGCCGACGTTCCCCCGATCGCGCTTCGGTGGGATCGGATTGTCCTCGATCGTACGAACCGGCGTTGGCGGGATCTTCTGTCCCTAGCCCGTCTCTTTCTTTCAGATAGGCACCAGCAGACGAGCGCCGGGACTATCGACGGCCATGCGCTGCTCTTCGAGATGAACGTTCTATTCGAAAGGTATGTCGAACGGATCCTGTCGCGGGCCCTTGTTGGCACGGACTTCCGCCTATCATCGCAAGGGGGACACCGGGATTGTCTCTACGAGGGAGACATAGGCCGGTTTCGGACACGTCCGGACCTCATCATCCGAAAAGGCGAGCGAATCGCACTGATCATCGACACCAAATGGAAACGCATGACCCCTCGCATCGACGACCCTAAGCAAGGTGTCAGCCAAGCGGATGTGTACCAACTGATGGCCTACGGCAGGCTTTATGACTGTCCGACAGTCATGTTGCTCTATCCGCACCACGCGGACTTACCTCCCGAACCAATCCGCCGATGGTATTCAATCGCGAAAACGGGCTCGAACGAAAAGCTGATCGTGGCGACGCAGGATCTCGCCGGCACACAGCGGGACCACAGAGACGCCCTACGACAGCTGGTCCTGAATTCCTTGGGTCATGAAGACGGACTGGAAGCACATGACAAGCACGGGGAGCTGCTTTTCGAAGAGATATGAAGGACTGCGGCGCCTCTTGCTTCCACAGTGCTTCCACGAGTGCGATTGTGTGATTATCGCCAGAATCAAAAAGCCCGTAACTATTTGAAGTTACGGGCTTAATTGGTTGCGGGGGCAGGATTTGAACCTGCGACCTTCAGGTTATGAGCCTGACGAGCTACCGGGCTGCTCCACCCCGCGTTGGGGAGAATGGCTGGGGATCGGCGTTTTGGGTTGTTTTGGATGCCTGTCTGGAAGGCCTGGCAGCGACCTACTCTCCCACGTCTTGAGA